TCCGACTACCTCCACAATTCCCCGCTGTAAATCAGCGTTTTAGTAAATTGCGACCCGTTTTGCGACCCGAAAAAGGCGTAAAACGGGCGCTTTTGGTATTCCTGCGCTCGCAAAAATAAACCGGGCGGAGCTTCGCGCCCGGCCCGGCCTGTCAAGAATTAGGCAAATTTACAACCTTCGGAAAAAGGAAGTTATTTTCTTGAACCAGCCGCCCCCGTGTATTTTGAAGTATAGGAATACAGCCAGGGCGATAACGGCCACCGCCACTATTATATAGAAAATGTAACGGAAGCGCTGCGGGTCCTTCGCCGGTTCTTCTTTGGTTTCGGTTTTTACGTCAAGCTTGCCGGAGTCCGTCTCTACGACCGCGCTGTCCCGCGTCTCCTGGGTCGTCGTCTGGGTCCCGGCCTGGGTCTCCTTCCGGATCGTCAGGGTTTCCTCGCTCTTAAGCGGTCCCGGCGTCCCCGGTTCTTTGGCCGCCGTGCCGGTCGTGTCCGGCTGCGGCTCATAGTATTCCCGGCGGGTCCATTCTATTTCCGTAAGGTCGTGGCGGAAGCTGTCAAGCTGCACCGCTATCTCCTGGCGGACGGTCTCCTGGATCTTGCGGTTCCATTCCTCCTGCGTCCTTGTGCTGGTCTGTACCTTCCGGAAGGTTCCGCAAGCGGTCAGCGCAAGGGCGCAAGCAAGGAAAAGGGAAAGTTTCGCGGCGGTCCTCATGGCTATTTCTCCGCGTAGGTGATCGCGTCAAGGCGGCGGAGCCACCCCTTCAGGAATTTCCGGTTTGCCGGGCGGCTTACGCATATAGCGTTGAAGTATGCCCGGCGGGCGTCGTGGATCCTCTTGAAGATGGCGCGGGTGTCGCCGTCGTTTACGGCTGCTAAGGTCTTAGGCCCCACTATTCCATCAACCTTAACGCCGAGGGCGGCCTGCGCCTTCGTAACCCCGTAAAGCCCTGAACCCCACACCCAGTCTACAAGCAAAAGCGCTAAAGACTGGTTTTTTATCTGGTCCGCCTTCCAACGGTCCCAGAATAGGCTTTTAAGGATGTCGCGCCATTCTTCAAAGGAAATGTTTACAAGCTCCCGGACGGAAGGGGCCGGAAGGCCCTTTTTCTTCCGGTATGCCGTAAACGTCGCAAGGGTGACGCCGCATTGCGTGTGTCCGCCCAGGTCGTCCGGGTCGTTCGCGTAGCCCTTAAGCTTCGCTTTCTCGAACTGCTCCTTTGCGGGCAGATCTGCGTACTTGCTGGAAAGCCCGGCTTCCCAGCGAAGTATGAACGGAATAATTTTATTTACGTCTGCCATAATTAGGGAATTTGCGCCCCCTCTGCAGGGGCTGTTTCTTCGGATCCGTCGCCGGCCGGCTTGCTCTGCTGAATAATCGCAAGGGCGGCGGCCAGGACGTCCCTGGCTCCGTCCTCCTGCATCAAGCGTCGCAAGTCCGCGGCGGCCGCCTGGATCTTCGCCTGCTCCTTTTTGTCGTTTTTCTCGAAAATGGACTTAACTTCTATAAAGCAAATAAAGCAAGCGCCCGCGGCGGTTATGAACGGAAGGACCGGAATATGGTAGCCGTAAACGTGGTTTAATAGCCCGCATATAAGCATGGCTAAAGCGTCGATAACGGTAACGGCCAGAAGCATGTTAAAGTATCGGCAGAATTTGTCCACGGTCTTGCGGAAGCCGGCGGAAGATCTGTATTCTCCGCGGGCCTTCGCCTTCCTTATCCCGGCCCAAAGGTCCAGGAAGATGGAAACGGCTACAAGCAAGTAAATACAAAGTAGGACCACCAGCTGCAGTATAATGGTGGGGAATAATTCTACAAGCATAGCGCGGCCCTCCCTTATTTCTCGAAGTCCTGGGCCACCTGCGCCTTGATTTCCTGAACGTCCTGCAGGAAGGCGGTGTATTTGCCTACGGCTTCGCCGTCCGTGTCCGGGTCAAGGCCCAGGGCGGCGGCGTTGTAGCTGTTAATCAGGTCCAGCTCCTTGTTCTCGCTGTATTTGTCCCGGATGCGGGCTTCCACGGCTTTCTTGTAGTCGGGAACGCCTGCTATTTCTACGGTGTCGCAGTTGAAGTCGGGGCGGCTGGTCTCCTGTCCGTCCGGGCCGATCTCGGTCCGGGTTCCCTCGGTGATGTTGAAATTGTAATGGTAGCGGCCGTTTCCGAGGTTGATAACTTTAGGCGGCCGCTCGTTGCTGTTTGTACGCATAGGCTTGGAAAATGTTTAATTTGTGTAATAAGTGCCGGCTATTGCAATATTTCGCCCATCCCCACCATGAGCTGGTTGCAAGCTTGAGAGCCTTTTCCGTAACGTCCCGGCGTTTGCGTAGCTTGGCCAGGCGGCGGCAAAGGTTCTGTTTAATGCTCTTGCGCATAAGCGTGTAACCGTGAAAAAATACATAGCCTAAGAAGTCAATACCGCGCGCGGCTACGGGGAACACCTACCAGTTGTGCTTTACTTCAAGCTGCAGCCGGGCCATGTAGTCCTGAATATCCCGCAGAAGGGCGTGTAAAAATGCTTTATCGCTGGAAAGGATGACTATATCGTCGGCGTAGCGGAAATAATGCTTTACGCGCTTCGCTTCCTTGATCCAGTGGTCGAAGCCTGAAAGGTAAATATTAGCAAAGAACGGGGATAAATAGTTCCCGATCGGGATGCCCTTCCCGGGCGTCGTGTCCGCGTCCGGTTTCCCGTTCTTATTGGCTATAACCTGCGGCGGGAGATCTGTGCTGTCGATTATCCCGTCAAGCAAGGCCAGCAGGCGGCGGTCCTTAATCTTGCGCCGTATTTCCTGCTTCAAAATGGCGTGAGCCATCTCCGGGTAAAAGTGCCGGATATCAAGCTTTAGGCAGTAGCGTGTCCCTTCCGGGTCCTCCTTCAGGGCCTTCTGTACCTTCTGGGCGCAGGCGTGAATTCCCCGCCCTTTAATGCAGCAGAACGTGTCCGCCGTAAAAGTCTTTTCCCAAAGCGGGCCGACCACCTGGATGATGGCGTGGTGGACTATGTGGTCCGGGTAATACGGAAGCTTGGAAATTGTGCGTTCCTTTGGCTCCCTGATCTTAAATATTTGATAGGGACTCGTCTGGAAGGTCCCGTTAATCAAAGCTTCGCGCAAGCGCTGCAGGTTCCCCTCCGGGTCCTTATCGAATAACCGGACGCCGGGGTGGTTCGCCTTGCCCTTCCGGGCGTTTTTCTCCGCCAGGCGTAGGTTTTCCAGGCTCGTTACCTGGTCGAAAAGGTTATTATAGCGTTTCACGTCGCTTTGCTTCACTTTGGGGAGCGTTCGGTGGCCGCCGTCGCCGGCTTCCTCCTACCAGCACCCCGGTTTATGAAAGTATGTTATTTTTTGCCGTGTGGCATGGCCTTTTCCCCCGACCTTTGGGCTTCCCCTCTGTCTTGCTCTCTCCCTCCGGTCAAATAGTTATTTTATAGTGTTCTGCAATTCCGGGAGCCGATGTTCGCATTCGTATTCGTGGGCGCGTTGTTCGTATTCGCGTTCGCAAAGCCGGCATTCGCACCGTTATTCGCGTTACCGCCGAAAAGGACCCCGCAAGGGAAAACAGCCTTTTTGTCTATTCAAAGTAATAGCGCGTTCCGGATGCCCGCAGCGTTACCTTACGCGGGAAAGCGTTGCGTTCCCGGATGCGGTCCAGTACCCACTTAATTTCGCGGGAATTGGTAAAGAATTTCTTAGCCTGGTTTTCCGGGGCGTCCCGCTCCGTCTTAATCTTTACCAAATAGCGGCCTTCGCCGAATTTCGTAGCTACTTCCATGAAGTCAAAGACCCAAAAGCTCGAATTTACCAGCTTTTGCTGCGTTGTTTCGTCGCAGTTGAAGTGCTTGTTATTCGGATCCGGTTCTATCTGCAAGAAAGCCAGGCTTCCGTCATCCTGTCCGTTATTGTACATATCCTTTGAAGTAAATAGTTCCTTTTTCTGGAAAAAGCCGCCCGGCCACGATAAGTGGCGCGGGCCGGGCGGCCGTGTTACGTGTTTTTCGCGCTTCGGGCTGCGTTACTGCGTTACGGGTATAAAGCAAAGCCGGGAGCCGAAGTACGCAATCGTCATCGTGGGCGCGCTGTACGTATTCGCGTTCGCAAAGCCGGCATGCGCACCGTTACTCGCGTAACCGCCGAAAAGGACCCCGCGGGTTGCTTCGCCGCTTTCTGGAATACTTGTATAGAAGTAGTCCCCTACGTAGGTGCTGGAAGATCCGCCGACGGTCTTTGGCATCATCTCGCCGTGTTCGCCGATAAGCAGCTCTTTTACGTAGTTGGAAGTTCTCGGAAGCTCGCCGCGCAGCTTGTAGTCCTCGGAAATGGAAGACGCGAATTTGGCCGGGTTCCATTCGGGCGCTGCGTAAAGCAAGCTTTTCCCGCCGGCGCTGTCTGCCTGAATATTGCACAGGACGCCGTCCGTCCACTTCCAAATATGCCCGTAAGGGTTTTCGATGCCCCGGTAGCTGGGGACCTGTACGGTGGTTGTGTTTGCGTCGTAGCTTGCGGGCATGGTGTACGTAACAACGCCGGAAGCGTTGCCCAGGCTGTTGGTGGTTCCGCAAGGGATGACCGGGTTGTAGCCGTTGAAGCTGGACCACTTGCTGCTGTCCAGGGTCGTAACGCCGGGACCCAGGCCGCCCTGGTGGTAGCCGTTGGCGTCAAGGGTGGCGTTAAAATCAAGCTGGCAGTTAAAGTTCGCGTATTCGCAAACGTAAAGCCAGAATACGGCCTTATTCGGCCCGTAAGCGTTGCAGCACCAGCCGTTGCCCCTGTTGTGCGCGTAGGTGCGGAAATTCGTGAGGCTGATGGAAGTGGCGGGCTTGCCCAGGTCGGTGTTTTCCTGCTCATCGCGGCTTGCGTTGTTGCTGCCGCCCCTGTACTGCGCCGTAAGGTTCACTACGCTGGAAAGCTTGCTATTTGTGCGGTCCATAGCTGCTTCGTAGGCGGATACGTAGTGCTTCGGGATCTCAATAAATCCCGGCAGGGCGTATTCGCTGAAAAGGGCCGTTAAGACCGTCCCGTTAAGCTCAAATTTTACGTAGTGCTTCGGGATCTCGACCATAACCTGGCCGGACGCGCCTGTCAAGTCTGCGGCCGCGCCGGTGTCCAGCTTGGTGCTGTCCGTTGCGTGTAAATAGCCGTTCACGGTCCCGTCGTCTGCAAGCAAGCAGCGGCGCATCTTGCTCTGGATGGGCAGGCTCTGGTGCAAGCCTTCCGCCCCTACGCGGGTGCAAGCCGTGGCGCTGGTGCTGAGGTCCTTCTGGATGCCGTAATACTGCGTATAAGGGAACGACGGCTTATTGTTCCCTACGCCGATTAAAAGTCCCATTTCTTGAAGGTTTTAAGGGTTGAACTTACCGGCTTAATAGCCGAATTTAAGGTTTAGCCCGGCTTGCGAGGTCTGCTTTATCTCCCGGATAATTTCCGGGTTCCAGCCGGTGTCAAAACGTGTTTCTACGAACGTGCCAGGCTCCATCCCCCAAAGGTTTACTTCAAGGATGACCGCCGCTTCGCCGTCGTTCTTAAGGTTGAAGCCGACTTCCTGTTTGAAGTTCCCGGCGTCAAGCCCCGAAATTTCGCCCATGACCCCGATCTGGGCGCTGGGCATTTCTCCGCTTCTGGTTGTCATTGTGCTGCGTGTTTTTAATTGTGAAACAAAAATAATAAATTGTATTAGTGTAATACGCCGTTTGTCGAAAACTTTATAAAAACTTTTTCGCTTAGTCGTCCCACTGGGCCATGTTGTATAGTAGGAAATAAAAACTTCCGTCGTTTGCCGAGTCGTCGTCGGAAACGCCTATATTTAGCTTATAGCTTTGCCGGGACGTGCCTTCTACGATGTACGTGCTTTCTTCTATGCTTAGAAGCGTAGCTTTACACCAGGCGCTTGTGCTTCCTGCGACCGGCCCGTAACCTACAAGAATAGGCAAAATATAGGAGGCGCTCACGAACCAGGTACGGGGAACGTGTATATAATAGTTCCCGGTTCCGGTGCGTCCGCAGGTGAGCGTGCTTCCGTCGAAAACCTTTTTTAACGCAAAGCTGGCCCCGCTGGAATATCCGTTTACGCGGCCAAAGCAAAGCGGCGTAATAGTACGGCCAAAGCTTCGGTTTGTCTGGAAGAGGGAACGGTTTAGGATTATCCATCCGCTAAAGCCGGAAGTAGTACCCCATCCCAAAAGCTCCGTAATTTCAAAGCTTGTTTCTAAGTTTGTAAATTTGCGGCCGTTTTCGTAAAAATACTTACCGGCGGGCGCTGTAATACTAAAACTTCCGGCCAGAACCATGCGGCGGCCGCTGCTCTTGCTGGTCCAGTCAAGGGTTCCGACCAGGTGCGTGTTCAGGTTGCTGCTGTACACCGTATCGTCGTCTATTGCGTCAAAGCTGGATGTTACCTGGCGGAAGGGGTTACGCAGGCGCTTTGTAACTACGTCTACAATATCGCCGGCGCTGGCGTGTATTGTTCCGCTGATCTCCGCGTCGGTTGCGTACATCTTGCCGCTCTGCAAGACCCGGAAGGGCGCGGCCCCTCTGTTTGCCCGGGTGGCTCCGGCCCAGATCCTGACGGAAGTGTCCGCCGTCCCTTCGCCGGTGATGCCCGCCTTGATGTGCTGGTCGTCGCCTGCAAGCTGAACCGTTCCGGAAGTAACCAGCCCCCCGTCTATTACGGTCTTTGTGTTGTCGTAGGTGACCGCTTCGTCCCAGTCGCTGGCTATGAAGGAACCGGAAGCGCGCGCCGTAAAGCATCTATAAATTACCTTGTTCCCGTTGCTTTCGGTCTTTAGCCATAAGTCTCCTACGTCGTAGGGGGTCGTAGGCTGGGAAACAAAGACGCGGCGTTTCCCGTCCGCGGTGTCCTGGGCGTGGCTGGCTGCTTCGTAGGCCGCCAGGGCGGCTGCGTCCTCTACGGTCTGCCAGCTGTAAGTGCTTCCGCTTACGCAGTAGCGCTTTAGAAGCTTCGCCGTGGCGCTGTACCACATATCGCCTACGTGCTTAGCCTTTAGCGCTGCCGTGGTCCAGGCGGTCGCCGGGTCGCTGTCTGTAAACCAGGTTTCGATCTTGCCGTCTATCTGGGTCGTAAGGTCCGCCGTAACGGTCGCAAACTGCCCCGTTATAAAGTTCTGCAGGGCGGTGTCGTCAGTGTAATTGCTGGCTTCCTCCCAGTCTGCGCTGTTATAGTTTCCCGTCGCCCGGGCGGTCTTACAGCGGTAAATACCGCCGTTCGGTCCCTGGACCCAAAGGTCGCCGACGTCGTAGGGCGTCGTAGGGGTCGCCGTGAAAATACGGCGCTTCTGCATAGCAAGGGCCAGGGCGTCGTTCGCAAGCTGCAAGGCCTGGGCGACCTCTGCGTCGCTCAATTCCTGCCACTTGTAGGCCCCGTTTTCCTTTACCCAGCGGAATACTTTGCCGCTTGCGGTGTTATAGAAAAGGTCCCCCAGGTGGTTTTCCTTTTCCTGGGCGCTCCACCCGCTTGCGGGCAGGTTGCTGGTTGTCGGGTCGTAGGTCTCAAAAAATTGCTCGATCTGCCCGTCCAGCTGCGCCTGAATATCCGAAAGGATGCCCGGCAGGGTGTTGTCTATATAGTCCTTCGCGTCGTTCGCTATGTCGTCAAGATCTGCGACGTTCTTGCTGGTTCCGTCCGTCGCCGTGAACTTGATTTTTCCGCCGATTTCGCCGTTATCAAGGTCGAAATACGTAGGGCTTCCGCCGCTGCTCTGGATCCGGCCCGTCGTAATAAAGCGGCCGTTTATCGTGCTGCTTCCGTAAGTAAGGGAAAGAACGCGCGCGCCCCTGGCTCCGCCGGAGTCCGTTATGACGCTGGAAAGTGTGCCTATAAGAAAATAGTAGTACGTCGGATCTGCGTCCGCCATGCGCTGCGTGGCGTCTATTACAATATTCCCCGCCGTGCCGGTCTTGCTGCAGCGGGCGTATACGTAGTAAATAGTTCCCGCCGCAAGTCCTGAAACGGAAACGCCGGCCAGCGCCCAGGTCCTGATGGTTTCCTCGATGGCGAAGTGTACCAGAACGCCGGCGCTTGAAGCGATCGCGTTCGCGTCCCCGTTGTAGTTCGGTTCAAAGGTTATGCCGGCCAGCGTGAACTGCTGGCTTTTGGCTCCCACGGCCAGCATCGTCGTTTCAATGGAAAGCGGGCGTATTTTCTCGCTGTAATAGTGGCCTTCCGGGTCGAATACGGCGGAGAGGACGTCCTGCGTGGCGCGCCAGTTACGGCGGGCCTTCTGCGGGTCGTTAAGCTGGTTTATTTCGATGATCTCTTTTAGGTCCTCTACGTCTGCAATAGTGCGCACCAGGCTGGAAGCCCGGGCGGTGGTGTCGGAAAGCGTTACGGAATATTTGTACGGATCCAAAAGGTCCCGCGTTAATTCCTTGATGCGGATGCTGCGCTCCACCCCCAGGTCGTCGTCCTGTACGGTCAAATAGTCGCCCGGCTGGAAAAGGGCGGCTTCCGTCCCTTCGCCTGCGAATTGCTTAAGGAAAAGTTTTTCAAGGTCCAGGGCATAGCTGGCTTGCGGGGCCTTCGTCTTGTTGTAGTCCGCCGTTCCGGCTGTCTGCGTGGCGCTTTCGGCCGCGTCCACGTAGCTCTGGGGCAGCTGTATCTCCGTGAAAAAATACTTATCCCCGACGGCGAATTGCCGGGCGGCGCTTGCTGCGTCCGGGAAAGTGTAGCCGCTGGAGTCCTGGAAGGCTTTTATTCGGATCGTCTTTGTGGCGTGGTTGTAGCTTTGAAGCTCAAACGAATAGCCGGCCAGCTGGCCCGTCGTGAACTGAACCTTTGCCGGCATGCCGTCCCGGAGCCACTTGGTGTTTCCCTCCTGGTCCCGCTCGTTCAGGTCGAAGTCCATCGTATTATCTACAAAGCTAAGAACGTCCGCGCCCAGGGCTGTAACTGCGCCGTAACGCTGCGGGAAAATGTCGTTATATTCCTTACGGCCTTCCCGGATCCCGTATCTTGCTACGGCGTCCGGATCCTCGATGTAGCTCTCGTTTTTCTGCTTCGTTGGAAGGCATAGCCGGTTATACCGGTAGCCGGACGGAAGGTTCTTATTCCCGCCGTAAACGTATAGGCGCGTTATTACGTTCGTACCTGTGACCGCCTTGCGTTCCAGGTTGTAAAGCCCGCCGCCGCGCCCGTATTTGAACGTAAACGGGAATACCTGGCCGACGTTCCGGAAGTGCAAAGTAAGGGTTCCGGCCTGGGCGTCCTCTATAATCTCGCTTTCCACCCCGTATTGGCTGCAAAGGTCCCACAGGACCTCTAAGCAATTCTTTCCGGAATAGGTCAGCGTTTTGTAGTCGCTTTCGGCTGGAACGGTCCCCAGGACCCAGCGGCCTGGCTGCCGGCGGTTCGCGTTGCTGATAAGAATGGCGGCGAATTGCGCAAGGGTCCCCGTAAAGCTGTCAAGCATCAAGCCGTCCGGGAGCAGCCATTGGGCGTCTATCAGCTCATATTGCCGGCCCTCCAAAGTAAGCGTATATTCAAAGCGCCGCGGGCCTATCTTCTTGACCGGGGCCAGGGCGTTAAGCGTGTACGTTTCCCCGCTGAAAGCGACTATTTTGTCCCCCAGCTGGAAGTCAAGGGGCAGGGCGCTCTCTACGGTCAGCGTTACGGTGTCCGCCCCTGCAAAAGCTTTCTTTTGCTTGGCGCTGGTAACGCCGGAAACGGCCCCCCGCCGCATGAGCGGCAGGGTCGTTCCGTCTTTGTGAATTATTATAATTTGGTCCATACGACGATTCCGTTTGTCTCGAAGTCTGTAATTTCTTCAATTACGCCCGCCACAATAGCGTAGTAAATCCCTTCTTCCTGGTATTCGTGCGTTACGGTTACGCCTTCGCCGGCGACGTCGTAGGTGGCCGTTCCGTCGCCCCAGTATATGGTCATAAACTTGGGCGTTGTCAGGGTGATGGAAAGCGTCGCCGTTGCGCTGCTGGTCCTCTGGTGTCGGACCACCCTCTTTACCGGTTCCGGCTCCTTTAGCTTAAGCGTGAACGTTCCGACCATAAGGCTGTCGTTCCAGCGCTTGGAAATAGCTACGGCGTTCGGCAGGTAAACCTCGTAAACGAGCGGCTTTGTCGGGTGGATGTCAATCATAAGGCGCTGCGTTCCGTCTCCGTCAAACTGCGCAAGGAAGGCGTTAAGCTTCGTAACAAAGTCTATTTTCCCGTTCGCCTGAATAAAGCAGGAAAGGGTGATTTCGCGCGGCTCAAAGCGGCGGCGGGAAAGATCTACTATTTCCCCGTGTTCGTCGGGCCAGTCTACGCTGTACGGCTTCTTTGTCGCCGGGCGGTCCAGGATGCCGTTGCTGGAAGATACGCGGACCCCGTGGTCTTTGAAATTTACGCCGTTAAGGTAGTATTCCAGGGAGGTGGCGGTGCTGATAAGCTCCGTAATTTCTTCCTGCGTCAGCGCTACGTCGTAAATCTTTACTTCGTCCAGGCATCCGTACCCGTATTCCGTGCCGTAAATGTCTTGAAGGATGCTAAAGCCTTCCGGGTTGGAAGGAAGGTTTAGCGTTCCGACCAGCTGCGTGTCAAGGTAAACGCTTACTTCGCGCCCGTTCTTTACTATGGCCCAGAAGCCCCACGTTTCCGGGTTTACGTCGTACCAGGCTTCCCGGAAGTTATTAACGCCCGGGCAGTTGAAAAATACGCCTATTTTCGCGCCTGTATAGCCGTCCGGGTATTGCTTGCGGCGGATCCAGGCGGTGAGGGTAAAGTTGGAAGTAAGCGGCACAAAGTCCGTTTCTATCTCCGCCCGGCCTGCTCCGTCGAATTCGATGCAGTTGCCCTGCCTTCCTGTTACAAAGTTCGCCCCGGTCAGGGTGGCGTCGTGGCGTCCGCGGCTATAATCGTAAGCCTTTGCGGCTCCCTGCGCTTCATCAAAGGGCAGGTTCAAAATAATATTTTCTTCTCTGGTGGCCATTGTTAGTATGTTTTTTTGTGTTTAACTACGACTTTAACCGTCCCCGGGTTTTCGCCGGTTATGGTTTCAACGGATGCCCCTTCGTACTGGAATACGGTAACGCGGGCGGAGTCCCTGGCTTCAACGGTTACGCGGGAACGGTCGAAAGCGTCCAGGGTAACTACGGCGTTCCCGGTCGCCAGAATGTGCAGCCGGGTGTCGCCTGTGGCGTAAAGCAGGGCGGGCTGATAGCCGTTATAAACGGCCACCGCGTCCGTCTCCCCGAAAAAGGCGGCGCGGCCGGTGTTACCCAGGCGCAGCCCCTTTTCGTCTACGTAAATATTTACGGCGTTCCTTACGTCCCGCGGAAGGTTCCGCAAATATTCAAGGCTCGGGACGCCATTGCTCAGGCAGAAGTCTATGCCGTTAAAGAATAGCGCGGCCAGCCCTTCTATTGTTTCCGTGCAAAGGATCCGTTCGTGCCATTCCTGGCATACGCCGGCGGCCTTTGCCGCCTGTGCTAATTCCTTGTTAATGCTCATTTTTTAGTCTCCTGTATAACCGGAAGCGCGCAGTTCGCGGTCAAGGCTGGGCGCGCCCCGTAATTCGTTATAAATGTCCCGAATAATGGCGTTCGCTTCGCCGACGCGGGCGTCTATGCTGGCCAGGTGGATAAGCTGCTCCCTAAGTAGGTCTATACTTGTAACCTGGTTTTCCCGGACGGCGTTCGTCTGGCCTGCCAGCAGGTCGATGCTTTCCTGGCTGGCCCCTGCAATAGCGCCGGCCAGCGTCGTGGTGTCCGCCCCGTCAAGCTCTTTATAAAGGTCCGCGTAAACCTTCATAGCTTCCGCGTAGTTCGCGGCGATGGCGTGGACGCGGTCCTTAAATGCCTGCTGCTCCTGCGGGGTCAAGCCGTCAAAGGTCCCGTTTCCTTCGGAGTCGAAGCCCATAGCGGCCTGCAGCTGCTTCATGGCGGCCTGCAAGGGTCCCGTTAAGAACTGCTTACTTACGGCGGCCTTTACGGCGTTTGCCATAATCTCCTGGGCGATCTGCTCGGAAGTCTTTTTAATTTGGGACTTGCTCATCCCGGTGCTGAATAGCTCCGTAATACCGTCCGCCAGCTGGTCGGAAAATTCGGAAGCCGTGGTTTGCGTTACTTCCTCCGTTATTTCCTGGATGATGTCCTGAATATTGCGCAAGTTCTGGGCTTGCTTCTCCGTAAAGTCGTCTATTTTTTCGGAGTCGCTCTTTTTCTTGGAAGCTTCCAGGCGGGCTTGCTCTCGAAGCTCCGCGTTCTGCTTGCGGAGGTTCTCTATGGCCTTGCCCTGCTTCTGGTAATAATCTTCTCCCAGGGCCTTGTCAATCTCCCATTTTAGCTGGTTGTAAGCGTTGCTAAGCCGGTTAATTTGCTGTTCGTGTTTCTTGATGCTTTCCTCGATCTGTTTGTCCTGGTTTCCGCAAATGGCCTTAATTACGTCCACGACGGCGTTTACTACGACCAGGGCGGCCTGAATAATCGCAAGAATAACGGAGGACTTTTCGGCCGTCTTTATGGCCGTCGCTACGCCTACGGCTACGGCCGCCGTACTCATAAGCGAAGTTATAGCCGTGGTTCCGACTTCGCCGATGGCGTCCTTCAAGGGGGCGCAGCTGTTTATTGCGTCGCTTACAAACTCAAAGCTTGACTTCGTGGCTTCGCCCAGCTGCTTCCAGTTTTTCTTTATGTCATTCGCGCTGGTCTTGCTGTCCTTGCTGGCGTTGTTGAATATCGCGCGCAAGCTGGCGGCCATCTGTGCAAAGGGGTTTTCTTGGTAAAGGACTTCTTTTGCTTCGTTAAGCTTGTCCCGGATCGTCTTAAGGTCTACGGGGTCGAAAACGCCGGAAAGGCTGGAAAATTGCTTTTCAATCTCCGCCACCAGGTCCTCTATCTGGGTCGCCGTCAATTCGTCAAGGTTCCCGAAAAGCTCCGCCCATTGTTCGGAAGCCTGCAAGGTCTCGGCGGCCAGCTTGCTAAGGGCCTGCGCCTGCGCTTTGTCCAGGCCTTCAAGAATAGAAGTATTCCCGCTTTCGGCTGCAAGGATTTCCGCCTGGCGGCGTTTCTCCGCGTATTCCGCTACGATTAAGGCCTTCTTTTCCTCAAAGGTCCCGTATTCGGCCAGCATGGCTTCGTAGTCCTCGCCGGCGGCCTGGTCGTATTGGCGCTTTCGGTTGTCGATGGCGCGCTGGATCCGCTTCTTTTCTTCCTCATCCTCCGTGGCTGTAAGGGCGGCTTCAAGCAGGGCGACGTCGTTTGCGTAGTCCTGGGCGAGTCGGACCTTCTGGTCCAAATAGTCCGCGTATTGTTCAAGGAGGGCGTTTGTCTGTTCCTTCTGCTTCTGTACGGCGTCGCTTTCGGCTTCGTCAAGCGCTGCGCCTTCCTGCTTCGCCAGCTCGCTGTCGTCGCCTTCCAGGGCCTTGCGGCGCTCCTGGATGATGTTCAATACGTCAAGGATGCCGTTTGCCCCGTCGATCTGTTCCTGTAAGGCGGCCTTAAACTCCGCAAGGGCGGCCCCCTTCGTTTCCTCTGCGATGGCGGTGTTAAGGGCGGCCAGCTGCTCCTTCTGGGCTTTGGTCCCGTCCCCGTGCATGGCTTCTACAAGCTGGGCGCGTAGGTTCTTAAGGTAGTCCACGTAATTCTCCCCGCCCTTCAAAAGCTCCGCGTATTGCTGGGCGGCTGCGTCCCTGACTATGGCGTCGGAAGATGCGGCCCACTGCTTAAATTGTTCGTAGGCCTTCTTTTTGTCCTCCAGCTCTTTCTTGAACTTCTCCGCGGCGCTGGGTCCGTTGCTGCCGCCGCCCCCTCCGCCGGTCGTCAAAAGCCCGGCTTCGCGTAGGATCCGCAGGCCTTCCTGCTCCGCGGCGGTGGCATCCGCGTAGCCCTTTTCGATGGTGGCTGTAAGCTCCGCCAGCTCTGCCTTCTTTTTGTCCTTCGCCTTGTTATCGGTTTCGTAGGCTATGGAGCCCCCGAACATGCCGCCGGGCGTGAACTGCGTTACTTTGTCCGGCATGCTGTCTATTTCCTGCTGCAGCTGGATCTGCTTCTTTAGGTTGTCTTGCTGCAGCGCCCTGTAAGCGTCCGCCTTTGCCCGGGCCATCTGGGCCTTTACGTAGGCTTCCGCCCCGTTATTGAAAAGGGCTTCCGCGTCCTTTACGCTGGTTATGGAGACGCCCAGCTGGTCCAGCCGGGCTTTATTGTCCTTCAGGAATTGCTCTTTTGCCTTGATATTGTCGCCTAACTTTGCCCAGGCTCCTGCAAGCTCTGTTACTGCGCCTATTGCGGGGGCTGCGCCTTCCGCGACGGCGTTCTGGAAGTCCGTAATAGCCTTCTTTGCTTCGCGGGCCTGCTTTATGAACTTCGCCGCGACGGCTATAATTGCGCCTATTGCTGCGGCTATCCACCCGAATACCGGTATAGACTTAATCGCGGCCCCTACGGCCCGGAAGGATGCGGCCAGGCCGGTGTTTGCTACGGTCCCGGCGGTGGCGCTTACGTTTTCGGCTGTCTGGGCTGCCGTGGTGGCGGCCAGCGCGCCGGTGCTTTTCGCGAGCTCCGCGTTATAGGCTGCCCGGATCTTCGCAAGAATAACGACGGAAAAATAGCTATCTTTGTTTAGGGTGTTCGCTACTTGCTGCAGGCCCATCGTTATGCTCATAAGGCTCTGGACCCGGAGCATTATCTTCTGTAAATTCTCGTTTTCCGCCCCAAATAAGCCGATAACGCCCTGGGCGGCGGAAAAGGCCCCGGCTACGCCTGAAACGGCGCTAATAACGCCCTGCAGGCCCGCGTTATCGTGTGCCAGGATCTGCGCCTGCTTCTGGGCGTCGCCCATCGCGTTTTGAAGGCGGCCGGCTTCCTGCTGGAGCTTTGCGTAAGCTTCTGTTCCGCGCTGCCCGGCTTCCTCCATCCTGGCTAATTCCTCAATAACGGCGCGTAATTGGGTCCGCAGGCTTTTCTGCGCCCCGTCGTTATTGCGGATTTGCTCGCTGAATTTGTTAATACGCGCTTCCGCCTTCTGCAAGGCTTCCGCTTGGCGGTCTACTTCCGCCGTGGCCTTCTGGTTTAGCTCCATCGCTTCCTGTAAGGCCTTCTTTTTCTCGCGCAGCGCATAGATTTCTTCCTGCGTTACGGTCGAATTGTTGCGGCTCTGTACGGCTTTCAGCCTGGCATCAACTTCCGCGTATTGCTTGGCCAGCTCTTTCGCGCTGTCGGAAAGGCTGCGCCCGGCGGTGTCAAGGTCGCCCCAGGTCTTTTCAATATCCGCGGCGGCCTTCTTGAAGCTTTCTTCCATGTTCTCGCCGCTCTTGACGGAAATATCGGAAAGCCCCTGTATTCGCTTCCCGGTTTCGTCCAGGGCGTCGTTAATTTGCCCGTTTTTGGCTATAAGCTCGAATTCGAGCGACCCTATATTTACGCTCATCGTTGTAGTCTGTTAATTGCGTTTAATATGTCCTGCGCGTTATCCGCCGTAATAGCGACCGGCTCCGGGTCGTTTCCTCCGTCCTTCTGTTCTACGCTCGGGGCGTCCACCACCATCCTTTGAACCGTGGCCCAGGGAATTCCGTGCAGCAAATAGTCCAACGTCCAGCCGAAATGGGCGCAAATAGAACCCCGGCGGCCGTGGGGGCTTTTAAGCCCGGTTACTCTATACGATCCGCTATCTGTGTCGTTTTTGCGCCGCTCATGTATCGCATAGAGCCTATAAAATCCCCCAAATTGGAAACGCTGGTTACGGTCTGCGCCAGCCCCAAAAGGTCGGAAGGCTTTATATTGTGGGCGAAAAGGTCCGTTAAGCGGTCCAGCTCCCGGTCGTCTGTCTTGCGCCGGATCCGTCCGTTTGCGTCCTGAATATTGTAGTAATAATCTTCGCCCAGGACGGCTATTGCTATAATTCGGGCCATCTTGCGGGTGTTCCTGTGTGCGACCCGCTTTGCGGCCGCCAGCGTCTTTTGGCCGCCGGCTGTAAGCTCCGCTTCCGGGATATCCATCCCCACCCATATCTCGCTAAGCCGGTCCAGGGTGTTAAGGGTCGGTTCCTGAATAGTGAACGTTTCCTTTACGGTCTCCGCCCGGCGTGGAAGGAGAAAGCCCAGCGGGCCTGCGGGGCGCTTGTAAATCTTCCGGGAAACGGAAAAGCGGACCCCGTTCTGGATCATAAGGTTCAATTCGTCGCGCTCTATGTCCTGGAGCGTCTTTTCGGCGGTTTCTCGCGCGTTTTCTTCTGCCATTGGTGTTCTCTATTGAAAAGTAAAAGCAAGCCCCTAAAAACGAATTTCCGGGGGCTTGCAACCACAATAATTACGGCGGGTTATCCCCCGGCGGTTTAGGAATTGGAAACGATGGAAGCCTTAAGCTTGGCGGTTCCGTCCGTCTCGGGGATCAGGACGGTTCCCTGAACTTCAAGCAGGAGCAGGGCGCTCTTGCTAAAGTTGCCGTTAAGCTTCGCGCGGATACGCATGCGCGCTACGTCGAATTTCAGGCCCTGCTGGGGCGTCAAAACTACGCGCTTCTCGATTACCTGGGCGGAAGTGGGCGGCTCCCACTCGTCGTTTGCCGGCAGGGTTTCTACGCTCTTGGAAGCTGTGCCGCCGATGTACTTGACCAGGATGTCCGGGGTCGGGTCCATGATGCTCCAGTTGAACTGAATAGTTCCGGCGCGCTCAATGCTCACGACGGGGTCGTCTACTTCCTCCGCGAAAAAGTCCGTAACGGTGGGATCGTTCGTAACCATCTGGGCGGTGTCCTGGTAGGTGTAACCGTCGGAAGCCAGGGCGTTGTCGGCGCATCCTACGGCTCCGGTTTCAATCTTGGAAAGGCCGAGAGTATAAATGTGCTTTGCCATGTCTGTATACGTTTACGGTGTTAATACTGAATTACTCGTTTTGCCCGGCGATAAACCATTCAACCCTTATATTTGCGTAGTGTTCCGGGGCGTTTACTTCGCGGATGACCGTTTCGTCTCCTACGGAAATAGTAAGCCCCGGAATAACGGCGGCTTTAAGCGCGCCCGTTACGGCTGTAACGATGGGCCGGATTGTCTCCCGTGCGGCCTTCCTTTGCGGCTGGCCGCCGATGCGGACCTCAATGTCTGGAACGTGAATATTTACGTTCGACGTTGCAAGCTTCGGGCGTCGCTCCCCGCCGGCTGCAAGGGTATTTATTACTACGTCGCAAAGCTTGGAATTCTCTGGGCGTTCCCCCATAACGTAGACCCCGCCGTTTATTGCGGCGGCTACTTCCGGGCTTGCGCTCAGGATCCTGTATAGGATATCGTCTAATTCTATGCTCTGCATAACGTTTCCCTTGCTCCTACGCGGTTAAATCCAGCAGCGGTTATGAAGGCGGCCGACGTCGTATTTTGCTACTTCGCCGGTTATGCGGACCAGCCCTACGCGGCGGCTTGCTTCCAGCCAGGCTTCGTCGCTCAAATATTCGGGTTCCACCTCGAAAGTCGTTACGGCTATCTTAGTGCCTTCCGGAATTCTTGCGGCTCCTGCCGGTATCTGGATAAGCGACGCGAAAACGTAACTTTCGCTATTGGTCAGCTGTATCTTCGTGCCTTTTCCGTTCGTTTCCTCCCTGCAGGCGGATTGAAGTACCCAGGCCCCGGTCCCGGCTATGTAGCTGCCGTTCTCGTTCCTGGTTGCTTCGCCCGGTTGGTAGGCATAAAGGAATTGCGGGTATTGGTACGTAGTTCTTACCATACAAAGCTTTTGTTACGAATTTGGGGCTTCGTTACGTCCTGCAGGCCTAATTCCGCGCAAGTCTGGGAATACCAAAGCTTAAGCGCGTCCCAGTTCCAGGTAATGGAATAGCCGCCTTCGGAAACGTTCGCCAGGGGGATAATGCTTGCGAATTCTTTGCAAAGCGCGGTTTTCGCTGTCGTTACGTCCACGGCTGCGTCCGGATCCGGTATAAGGTCGGCCCGGTTTAATATAATCAGGTCGACGTCTGCTTCCGTAAGCTGGAAGCGCGCCCCGGTGGCGGTCATCCATTCCTTGTAGGTCATTTTCCTGCTGCTGTCAAAGGGTTAAATAATTGGGGCGGTGTGACGGGCTTCGTGGGTTTCCGCCGGGGACCGCCCCGGGCCGGGTGTGTCTCTGTTAATGGGTCCAGCTGCTGTGGGTTACGTCCATAAGGAAGGAACGGCCGGAAGCAAGCCAGGCCGGGAAGGCGTTGGCGATGCCCTGGGTTACTTCGCAGATGGGTTCCTCCAGGCTGTACTTCTTAATGCAAACAGGGCCGTTAAGGGCCTTAATTGCGGCGCTTCCCTTCAGCTTGAAGTCTGCGGGAATGGTGTAGAAGGTGTTACCCAGGATCTTGTCCTCGCTGAACAGGACCACGTCGTCGGCGAAGGGGTTGGCGGTGATGCGCTCGCCGTCTTTCTTCTCGATGGTGATCTGCTGGTCGATGACAATAATCTGCAAGCCGTAAAGGTAGGCCAGGCGCTTAAGGGCTTCGTTTACGCTCTCAACGGTGGGAGTATAAGCGACGCCCAGAACGTTCTGGGTAAAGCTCGCGGAAAGCTTGATAACTTCCTCGCACTCCGCGAATTTGGCGAAGGTGGCCGCGTTCATGAAGGCGTAGCGGAGGTTAATCTGTTCGGCGCGGGCGGCCTTTACGATGGCGCGGAAGTCCTTAGTAATAGGCTTCGCGCTGGTATTGTCCCAGCTGGCGCTGCCGGTCTGGTAGCCCTTCTTGCGGGCTGCGTCGATGGCGTAGTCGGCGTTAAACTCGGAAAGCGGGCCGACGTTGTTGTCGCTGGTCAGGGTAACTTTACCCAGGGAAATGCTCTGCAGGGCGATCCACTCAAGGCGGGCGGCTACGCCGTCCCAGCAGAATTGGGTATCTTCTGCCCAGGCTTCTACAAGTGCGCGCAAGTCGGGGTTATTGCCGGCAAGTGCGACCATGATGTCGTACTCGTTCAGCTCGTCCTCTTCCTTCGTGCGCTTGATGGCGATCTTGGGGATGTCTCCCTGGAGACGGTTCAAGGCTTCGCGGGTCTTTTTGTCAAGGCTCGCGCCCCTTGCTACGATGTCCGCTGCAATACGGACCCCCGCCTGCTTCTCGAGCGCCTTCCAGGAAAGCGTCAAGTTCTGCTTAAGCGGGAAAAGCGTAGGCCAGTAGAAGGGGTTAAAATTGTAGGTCTTTACAACGGCCTGCATGTCCTTTTCGGTCAGGCCGACCATAAGGGTCTGTAACATGGTTATATCCTCCTATCTGGTTAAATGAAATGAACGCCGGAAACTTTGGCTTTGATGGCGTCGGAAATGGCGGGGGCCATAGCGGCCTTTACTACTCCGATAAGCCAGGCTTCGGCAAAAATGTTGGTATTTGCCACTACGTCGTAGCTGTCGCCGACAACTGCGTAGGGGGCGGAAAGGGGCAGGGCGCTGGTGTTGCTGGCGCTCTCTGCGGCTGCCTGCATAATGCAAGCGCCGGCGGAAACTGCTGCGCCCAGGGTGGTTCCGACGGTGATGTCGTCCAGGCTGCTGTCGCCGCTGTTGGTGGCGATGGCGGTGATGGCGTAGGCCTTAGCGCCCACGGCCAGCATAATGAAGTCGCCGACCTTGAAGTGGTGGCCCTTCTTTACGGTGTACGTGGTGGCGGTTGCGCCTGCGTTGGCCGCCAGGAGGGCGGTCTTTACCAGGTGGAATACGCCGGTAGTGCTATTGCGGCCGATAACGGATCCTTCCACAAGGGGAACGCCGGGGACCAGGGTGCTGGTCGCTACGGTTACGCCGTTGGGAATGTCCGCCACCTTATGTGCGAAAGCGCGCAGGATGCGCTTGCCGGATTTGCGGGTGATCTCTAACATGGCTAAATGCGTGTTAATTTGTTAAACGGTCTTACCGCCCAGGCCTGCGGCTTCGCCTTTGGCTTCGGCGGCTTTGTCTTGGATGTAGCTCGCTACGCTTGAGCTGACGCCGTCGGCTCCTGCCTTCCCGAAAAGCGGGGCGGCGTTACCGGCGAGGCCCTTTTCTGCAAGCTCTTTCGTAAAAGCTGCTACGGATTCCTTCTGCTGGCCGAGATAGGTGTTAAATGCTTCATCGTTCTCAAACGTGCGGCCCTCGAAGCCGTCAAGGATCGCTTTCTTGAAGCTCTCCGGGACGGAGTCCGTAAATATCCCTTCCAGCTGCGCTTTGCGGCTCGCTGCAAGCTGCGCCCCCGTAATGCCGGCGACCTGCTCGGTAATTCCGGCGGTTGCTTCTTTTACGGCTGCCTTTACCATTTCGGCTATTTTTTCGGGAGTCATCTCGCCTGCAGGTGGGGTCTGCTTGCCGGGTTCCTCCTTCCCTTTCTCTACAAAGGTGTACTTTTCTTCAAGGCCAGCTTTGTAGGTGTCTTTTGCCTTCGTGATTTCGGCGTCTGCGCTCTTGCGCCAGTCTTTAATGAAACTTGCTACTTTCTCCGGCGTCATTTTATTGACTACGGCTTGGGCTTCCTCGATGGTTTCGTTCGTCTGGCTAAGCGCTTGCGCCAGAACTTCGAGCCCGTCTTTGCGCGTGCCTTGAAACTTTGCTACAAGTAACGCGAGGATCTGTTCAAATAAATTCATTATTAAAGCGGTTTAAGAAACTTTACCGCAAAAATAGCGTATTAGTGTAATACTTGTAACGGGCAAAAAAGGCGGGTTTTTATAAAGTTTTCCACAGGAAGGCCAGAAACGGCCCTATTTTCGCGTTTTAGGGCGCGGCTAATAAGTTATACCACCCGGACCGGGAAAGTGGCACAAATCGAAAATTCCGGAAAAATAACTTAGTGTAATACGGAAGCCCGCCGCAAAAAATATCTTTGAAGATTTGGACGTCTCGCATTTTCTTCGTACACTTGCGGCAAAGTATAATTATATGAAGGTCCCGTATATACCGGCGGCCCCCAGCGGTCGCGTTCCTGTGACCCGTGTTAGTAACGCGGATCTTATTGAAGTATACCTTTCCGCGGCTACGGAAGAGGGGGACGTCTCTTTGGTCCGTCTGCTGCTGTACGTGAACGGCCCCGGGGAAAAGTCCGCCAGGATCCTTCGTAAATGTCTGGAAGGCGGCGCGGATCTGGTTGCCGTTTATCCCGGGGAAAAAGAAACAGCCCCGGCTGGCGCGGAGCTGTTAGGTTCAATCCCTGACGGGTTGCTTTACCTGGTTAATAAGGCTTAAGGCTCGTAATATATTCGACCATAAGCTTGTATTCTTCCGGCATGTAGTGCTTAAGGATGCCGTTCCCTACGTACTTAGCTTCAAAGCAGTGAGCAAGGAATTCCGCCGTTCTGTTTGCCGGGTCCCGCATATAGCTCTTTTTGTGGCCCCAGCCCCATTTCGGGTCTAAGCTCATAATAGTGTCCTGCGTCTCCGCGATGGCTTCTATAACGTCCCAGCGGCTTACGCCTTTAGGGCCTATTTTCGCCCAGGTTGCGTCGCTCATGAAATAAAGGCGGTTATATAGTTTATCAAGCCGCCCCGTTACCTGCTCAAAGCGCGTAATAGCCTTTTTCCTGGTTCCCCACTCCGTCATGCCGGTCGTCTTGTTATATTTGGCGATCCTTTCCTCCGTATAGCCGACCGCTTCTTTCATGTGTGCGCGGGCTTTGCTCATCAAGGTGGCGACGGGGACCGAACTGGCCAGCTTCCGCTGGTCGTCTATGCCGTGGCCGAATTCGTGCGTAATAACGGCCCGCCGCCAGTACGCTGAACGCTCCCACCGGCCTTTGCTCCCGGTCTGCTGCTCGAGATATACGGTTTTCTGCCAGGGGGCGTAGTAGCATCCGCCGTCCCTCGTTTTGGGCGCTATTTGTAGCTTTATCGGGTTCTTTGGATCCACAAGGTCCCAGAATTCCTCCGGGGGCTGCGGGTCTCCTTCTTTGAACCATCCCTTTTCTGCAAGCTCCGCCGGCTTTGTGCTTTTCTTTGGCTCTTTTGCCTTCGCTTGCTCTGCGGCTGCAAGGTCCGCGGCGGCCTGGCCCTGCAAGGCCTTAAGCTGTTTAATACCGTCCTTCCAGTTTACGGTCTCCTTCGTTTCGTACAGGCTGCCTTGCCGGTTGTACTGATCCGCAAGCTGCGCAAAGCCGGCGGCCCTCATCTTGTCTATTATCTGGGAAAGCTTGCGGCGTTCCACCATCCAGTCGACGTGGCGGTCGTCTCTAAGCTGCTGCAAGCGGTCAAGCTCCGCCCGGAGGCCCTTGCGGTCCCCGGCGTCTCGCAGGATCTTCGCCTGCGTGGTGTCAAGGTCGAAAGCTTTGGCCCAGCGGTCAAGACTTGCGATTTCGTGGTCGTATTCCGTTACCGGCTCTATTTTCTTGCTTTCCTGGACCTGCTTCGGAAGGCTGGAAATAGCTTTTACCAGGCCTTTTGTCGGGTCCCCGCCGACGTAGTTATCCGCTATAAAATAGGGCATTTGCTTCCCGGCCTTCAAGCGGTCCGCGTTATCGGCCACCCAGTCCGTGAAAGCTTTAGGGGGTTCCGTTACGGTATTGCTGGGCTTCCAGGTGTCAAGCTTCCCGGCTGCAAGTGCGCGGATCCTGCTCCTAAAGTCGCCTTCTTTTATGAAAATAGGGACCATCCGGCAGCGGCATTGGGGATGCCAGCCGGTCCACTGGAAGCTCTTAGGGTATTCGCCGGCTAATTCGTCGCAAATGTCCCGTAAAGCTACTTTCTTGCCCTTGATGGTCGTTGTGTGGTTGTTGCTCAGCTCAATTTTGTAGCCGGTAATAAGGGGGTTATTTTGGTAGCTCTCCCACTCCGCCCGCCTGTAAGCTGCGTTTACCTCTGTACGGGCCAGGCGCAGCGCGTTCTGGTAGCTGGAACGGTATACGCCCCGGCCGGGGTGGTAGTTTTTGGCGGCTTTGGAAAGCTCCAGCGCCCCCGTTTCCTTATTCCGTACCCGGCGGAAAAGCTTGGAAGGGTTGCTTAGGTAGCCCCGGACGGAACGGCTTATTTCGTCCGCGCTCTTTCCCTGGAGGATGCCTTGCTGGATTATTTCCTCTATTTCCTGCTTCGCAAATAGGGAATTCCCCCAGACGCGGTCGGAAATGTTCAGGCCCCCGTGCTTCTGGGTATAGAAAGCGCCGGCGGAAACGCCGCGGCCGCGTAGATCCTCCCGGGCGCGGTCCGCTATGGCCCGGACGGCGTTCCTTCCGGCCTGGGTCCTCCCGAAAGCTGAATAACAGGCGTTTGTTACGCTGTCCTCGCCCTTCTGCCATGCCAGGGAAACGCTGCTTTCCAGGAGCCGGTCCGTTTTGGCCGCCAGCGTGTCCAGGCTCTTTATAAGCGCCTTCGTTTCCGGGCGGTTTGGTTCAAACGTGAACGGCTGCCCGGCCTGAATAGCCCGGCGGACCTGCGCAAGCTGCAGGACGCCCTGATAAGTGCTTCCGTATAGGTCCGTAAGCCGGCGTTCGACCTTGCTTACTATTGCGTAGGTCTCTACGGTCTGCGCCGTGTATTTGGGTTTTTTAGCCATTTTGCGCTGCTGCCTGTAATTCTTCAATAACTATTTTTATATACCGGTCCAGGATCTCCTGGGCGTGGTTCGCTGGGCCTGTAAGGACGTCGTAGCCTTTGGACTCAACGTAAAGCGCGTAACCTTCGCCGGCTACAATTACGCCGACGATCCCTTCCGGGTATTGCTTCGCTACTTCCTCGACGGTCTCTTTTGCGGCCGCCTGTCCGTGGCTGCCGTCGCTGGTCCCGTTCCCGGCTGACATGTATTCCTCCGTAAAGGGCTGCCCGTCTATGTAAATGCCGTAACCGATGGAAGACCGCAGGTTGCTGGTCTGGTCCTGGTACGTGTTCAATTCCCGGGCTTCCGCTGCTATCTCGAGCAGCGTCATGCGGAAGGCTTCGGCTATGGCTTGCGGGGCGACCTCTGCAAGCCGCCCCAGCTTTGCCATAATCTCGTTTACGTTAAATTTCGGCTCTATATATCCCATAAGGCTTTGGAATTTGCCCGGAATGGCGGCTATTTTGCCGTTTCCGGGCGTTTTGTCGTTTGTCCGGGGACTTTATAGGGTGGGTTCCGTAATGTCCTGGAAAGCGCCCGTTTCTTCGTCCGCTTCTATTGCGTCGATTTCGGCGTCCGTGTCGTCCACCCAGCCCAGGCGCTCTACGGCGTTCCGCCTGGAAGCGATGGCCTTCTGGCCGGTGGCGGCCATAAGGATCTCCACTTTCTCCTTTTCGTCCTCCAACATGAACGGCTTTACGATCGGCTCTACGGTCAAGCTGTCGCAAGCGGCCCCGAATTCCTTGTTTCCGGCGTTCATCTGCTTCAGGAAGGCCTGAACTACTGAATAGCGCCTTTGCAAGTATTCCCCGAAAACTTCCATTTTGTCCTCGACCTTTAGGTGTGCGTCCATGAACATAAGGCGCAAGGCTACGCCGGAAACGTTCAAGCCCTTAACGCTTTCCCAGCTGATGTCCGGGGTCTGCGTTATCGTGTAAATAAGGCGCAGCAGGGTCTCTATTTCAAGCTTTACGCTATTGGGGGCCTGGTCCCACGTCATATAGTGGGCGTCCCCGTCCGGATCCATCTCAATAACGGCCCCGGCTTCGCCCTTCTTTGCAAAGCTTACTATATTGCCCTTCGTTACGATCTTCGGGCTTGCGTGGTAGTCGTTCGTTTCCGCGAAGTTGGAAAGTAGCTTTTCCAGCCGGTCGATAAGGCCCTGAACGTCCGCCCACTCTGTCTCTGGCTGCCGCCCGTAAATAACGGGAATTTTGCCCAGGGAGTTCTTTTTGGGGAAGCCCTCTATAAGCTTCCAGCCGTCGTTCTGGTTCAGCCACCTGTACGTGGCTTCCGCCGTGTACGTCTCGAAATACTTACGTTCTACGCCGTTCGCGTCCTTGATGCTGAATTCGCGGGAAAAGGCCACCAGATCCCCCGTGGCGTCAAAGTACGGATAAAGGGTGTCCCCCTTAAGCGGGGAAAAAATAAGGGTTCGCAGCTTGAAGTTCGCTTCAAAGCCGTAAAGGTTGTTTTTCGGGGCCGGTACGGTATACCAAAGTTCCGCGGCTTCCGTGGCGCTGAATATCTGCCGGGCGACCTTGCGGTTTAGCGTCTGGCTCTTTGTCTGCTTTAAGGCTTTCTTCAAGGCCTGGAGGACGGCCTTTTCCTGCTCTCCTTCCGGTTCCGCGTCAAGCAGTACGGGGTTCCCGAAAAGGAAGGCGACGGCCCTCTTTACGATAAGCTTCTGCAAGGCTACGGCTACGCGGGCGACTTTCTCCCTGCGCCAGGTGGTTCCGTCCTGGGCGGTCTCTGTCACTTTGATGGTCCGGTCCGGGTCCCTTGTATCTTCGTCGCCGGCGACCTGGTTCGGGTCTGCCGGGTCCGTCTTGACCCAGCGGTCCTTCCGCTTAATAGGGTCCATAACGTCGTGGCCCTCCGGTTCAAGCTGGCGGGCGTAAAGCTCCGCGTTCGGGACCGCGTCCAGGCGGCCCTTCTTAAGCTCGTTAATGAGCGCTTCCTGGTTGTCTCCCTTGAACAGATCCGCAAGGGTCACCGGCTGCTCCTGGTTGGTTGTGCTTCTTTCTTCTGGCATGGTGCGTGGTGTTTATTGTTTAACTTCAAAGGTTCGCTTTAATGGAATACGCCGACGGCGCTGATGCGGCCGGAGTCCTTCCTGAATTCGACCGTTCCCGTCAAAGCATCCGGGGCGTCGTCGTGGGCGTTCTTTCCTATCTTGGAAAAGTGCGTTATAGCTTCGTAGAATTTCGGCCACAAGTGTTCCCAGCCTTCCGGGAAAAATGTAAGGTTCTGGACCTCGTTGCTGTTGTGGAAAATTCTTTCATTCTTGTTTTTGTCCTGGAAAAACCAGCGGAAGGCCGTTTTTCGGTTTACAAAGACGGTCCGGCATAATTCTTCAACCTTGCGGGCAAAGCTGCGGCCGCCGTTGTTGCTCTCGATGATGGCTTCCTGGACGCCGTGGTTCGTTATGCGCCGGGCGGTCTCGCTCTCTGTTACTTCCATCGGCTTATCCGTGTAGTAAACGTCTAAAATATAGTTTCCGATATCCGTTTCCACGTAGGTTATGGAGCATAAGTAGTCCGTTCCGGTGTCAGCCGTGTCCGTGTAATTCTTGACCTTCCGGTATTTGGTGGCGGGAACTTCCGAATACGTCCGGAAGCCCCTTTCATACATAAGGCCTTCAAGCGGGCGGGGGTTCTGCATGTACTGCGTATCGAACACAAAAGCGTTTTTTTCGCGTAGTTCGTGCAATTCCTCGAGCGTGTGCTTGAAGGGCCACAGCGCCTTTTCTTCGCCTGTCTCCGGGTCCTTCTGAATAACGGGCAGCTTTATTACGGTCCATACGTCCGGCTCTAAGCGTTCAAGGTAGCCGCAGAGGTCGTTATCGTCCAGGCGCTGCATAATTATTATTATCGGCGTCCGGCGGCTATTGGTACGGTTCCGGATGGTGGTCTCGAATTTCTGGTTTATCTTTTCGCGGATCTGCTCGCTCCGGGCGTCGTCCGGCTTGATCGGGTCGTCTATTACAATAGCGCCCCCAAAGCCTTCCGTTTCCAGGGCGGCGCTGTCCTCTAATTCCTGAACTTCCGCGGCCAGTTCCTCATCGTCCTCTTTGTCTACGATACCGGCTCCGAAGCCGGTTACTTGCCCGGCGCTGGAAATAGCGTACATTCCGCCGCCGGCGCGGGTCTCCCACTTGCGGGTGCTTACGCTGGTGGGCTGCGCTTGCGGGAATAAAAGCCGGTATTCCTCCGACCGCATGATCTGCTGAACCCCGCGGGAATTATCGCGGGCCAGGTCGTCGCTGTACGACAAATGAATGAAACGGGCGGCCGGGTTTATTGCAAAGCCTTCCGCTATAAAGTTCTTAATAGCCAGTTCCGTCTTTCCGTATCGGGGCGCTACGTTGATGATAAGGCGGTTTATTTCGCCCTTCAGGACGCGGTCAAGCGCCGCCGCGATGGCGCGGTGGTGGTCGCCCACTATAAACTTACGCTTGTAAAGCTTCTTAAAGAAGTAGCGCGTAAAGTGGAGCGTTCCCTGCATGACCCAGGTCTTTGTTATATCTATGTCCCGATACGTCTCCAACGGTTAAAATTCTTCGTTTAACTTCTCTATGAAGGCGGCTGCTTCCTCCTTCGTAAGTACGCGCGGGGCGACCAGGTCGGCCCCGTCCTTTCCCGTAAGCTCTACGCGCTTCGGGTTATGCCTGTTATAGAGTCGGTCCGCCAGGCGCTCTACGGTCGTAGTGCGTCCGTTTTTCATATCCGTAAGAATGGCGACGGCCTGGTTCTTAGGGTACGACGGTACGCTGTCAAGCTGAATTAAGGCTTTCAGCTGGCTGTCTGTTAGGGAAATTAGCGCCGCGTCCCAGGTGTCCAGCTCCTGCTGGCTTAGGTGGTATATTTTGCGGGCGCTCTTTCCGAATAGCGTTTTAAGGGTGTCCCCGACGTGGTTCTTTGGCCGCCCGGCGGGGTTCCCGCTCTGGCCTTTTTTCCACGGGGGTCGGAGTCCATCGGTATTTGGTGCTTTGTTTGCCATATTTCGTTACGGTGTTATGCCCGGGGCGGGCGGTGCTTTTCCCGTTTCCTTTCGGTGTTGCCTATTGGCGGCCCCGGGCTGCTACGTAATTGCCTATATACTGCTTCTTTTCCCCGCTCTGCTTCTCCCAGCGTTTTATAATCACGTCGCAGTAGGCGGGATCTAATTCAACGGTAAAGCAAGCGCGGCCGAGCTGGTCCGCGGCTATAAGCGTGCTTCCTGAACCCCCGAAAATATCCACTACAATTTCCCCGGGGCGGGTCGAATTCTTAAGCAAGCGCCCGCAAAGCTTGACGGGTTTCATCGTGGGATGGTCCGCGCTGATCTGGGGCTTGTTTTCGTGTATAGCGGTGTTCGGTATCTGGGCGGCTTCGATAAGGTCCTTTAAGGCTTGCTTAAGCTCGTTTTTGCTCATCTTTTCAAGGTCAAGCGCGGCGGCGTCCTCGTAGACCGTAAGCTGGTCCCGGCGGTCCACGAAATAGTGGGGTTTCCCGCCCTTCCAGCCGTAAAGGATGGGTTCGTGCTTCCACTGGTAGTCCTGAAGGCCCAGAACCATGTTATTTTTTACCCAGATAAGCTGCTGTTTGTACTCAAAGCCGGCCCCCTCGAAAGCGTTTACAAAGTTTACGGCTTCCCTGGAAGCGTAGAAGATGTAAATAGCTGCGCCGGGCTTGGCGATTCCGTACATCCCTTCAAAAGCTTTGTTAAGGAAGGCCCCGAATTGCTCCCGGGTCATTTTGTCGTTTGCGATGTCCTTCTGGATCCGGTTTCCTTTGTCCGCTTTGTTAAGGACTTCGTTTTTGGCGGCATAGTCTACGTTATAGGGCGGGTCCGTCAGGATAAGGTCCGCTTCGCGTCCGCCCATCAAAAGCTTAAGGACGTCCGGGTCCGTGCTGTCTCCGCAAATAAGGCGATGCCGGCCCAGCTGGAAGATGTCGCCGTATTGGGTTTCCGGGGCCTTGCTCAATACGTCGCCGGGGTTAAAGTGATCTTCCTGGGCGTCCTCCTGTGGGATGGTCGTGTCAAGGTCCGGAAGGTCGACGCCCCAGTCTACAAGCTGCGCAAGGTTCCAGGACGCGGCGAATTCCGCCGGATCCCAGTCGCCGTAGCCTACGTTATCCTTTATAAGAAAGGCTTTTACTTCCTCTACGTCCGCGCCCTCCGGGAATATCTTGCAGGGGGCGTCCGTATAGCCTAATTCCTTCAAGGCCCGGAAGCGCATATTTCCGCCGGCTATAACGTATTTTTCGCCGTGCTTTACGACTACAATTTCGCGCAGGGCCATCATCCCCGGGTGGTCCGTTATGCTCTTTTTTAGCTTCCTGTATTTTTCTTCCGAAATGGTGCGGGGGTTCCGGGGGAGTCCCTCTATTTGCCCCTTATTGGGTTCCAAAGCCGAAAGGGGGAGCAGCCGGGCCTGTACCAGCTGCACCCCTTCAAAGCTCCGGGGGGCGGCCCCGCCCTGGCGGGCGGCGGCCTTCTTTGTAGGTGTCTTTTCTGCCATGCTTAGTAGGGTAAATCGTCAAGCGCTCCAAAGTCGGGCATATCTTCGCCCCTGTAATATGCGGCGGAAGAGTCGCCGCCGCCGTTGCTCCATCCCCCGGCGCTGCGGGGGTCGTCGTACATGCTGGCCATTGTCGTGTCCTCCTGGTTTAGTCGTTAAATTGCTTTTTTATGAATTCCGCCCAGAGTTCGTCGTGCCGGACGGGCTTGTTTATGGTTTTATACGTTTCTACGATCCGGCTTAGGTGTTCGTCGTAGAAGTCGTAAATAACCGGGTTTTCCTCGATCGTGAACTGCTCAATATTCCCGGAACTGCGTAGGTTCGCGCTTCCGTGCATCACTATCTTGCGCCCGCCGGCGGTCTCAAACTGCGCCGTTTTGGTATGAACACCGGCGACGGCCAGCTGGAAGCGGTCATCTACGTCTAATTTCCTGTAAATGTACGGGACCAGGCTGTGGCGCTCCATGCCGTAAAAATAGGCGCTGACTATAAGGTCCAGCCGGTCTATATAGCCGTGCCGCAAAAGGGCGGCCAGGCTGTCCGTGTTATTCTGGTTTAGCGAAAGCGTGGAAATTAGAAGCTTCCGGCATTTTACGTGATGCTCTACGAGGTAGGCTTCCAAAAAGTCCCCGAAAATGAAATTACCGGAGACGAATACGTCCGTTCGCTCTCCAAAGTCCAGGCGGACGTTCCGCGCAAGGTCCCGGGCGTTATCGTAGCAGACGCCTTCCTCGCTGATGGGCTGGAAAACGCGGGGCTTTATATAGCGGGTTTCCTCCGTGGCGGCGGCTTGCTCCGTCGCTACAAAGTCAAAGACCGCCGGGTCAAAGTCCGGGACGGCTATGCCCCCGACGTCGAAGATCGGGGCGTCTTTCTTTTCGGGTTTTTTCCGTGCCATGCTATTTCTTGCGTTTTTCTGGCTTCCCTGGTTCAAGCTGGTAGGCGCTCAGCCACCCTGGCAGGGGCTTGCCGTGCAGCGTTACGCGGAAGCGCTGCAAGCCGCCGGCCTGGCTTTCCTCAATAATGCGCCCCCGGAAGCCCGTAAGGTCCGGGCGGTCCGGGACGCGCATAAGGATTACTTCGTCGCCGACTTTCATGGGTTAATCTACGGCGTAATACGTGAATTTGTCGCAAAGGTAGCCCCCGCCGCACCATATCAAGTAGGCGGCGTAAAGTACGGCTATAAGCCCGCCGACCGCCGTGGCGACGGCGTCCTGCCACTCTACGCTGTGGCCCCTGTGCTTTTTGTCGTAGAATTCCTTACCGATGCCGGCCCCGGTGGCGCAAAGGAAGGCCAGAACGCAAGCAAGCCAGACCGGAAGGTGCAAGGCAAAGAAAAGGCCCAGGAAAAGGGCGGCTATAAGCTGGCCCGCGAAAATGTGCAGGAGCTTATCCTGTGGAAGCAGCCTAACAATAAAGGCGATAATTTTTTCAATCATAGCGCGTGTTTTTTGGTGTTTATGGATGTGCCCTGGGGTCCGCTTCGCGGTTCCCCGGTACAAAAATACAAAATTCCGCATTAGTGTAATACGGAATTAGGCAGGCGGATTATTAAATAATTACCAACAGGGGCGGCCGGGTGGCGGGATGTAACTTGTTACGGCGGCCTGGAATTCCTCGAAAGTCCTGCAAACGATGTATTTGTAGCCTACGCGCTCGACGGCTGCCTGCCATTCCTTCTGGGCGGCGCTCTGCCTGCTGCCTTTCTCGGTGGTTTTCATCTCAATGCAAAGCCCGTGGAATTCCCCGGAAGCGGAAGGGGCCAGCAGTATAAGGTCCGCCACCCCGGCGGTTACGCCTTCGCCCTTCATGATCGCGGCTTCCGTCCGCCCCCTGGCTCCGCCGTTCCCTACGGCGAAAAGGTTGCGGGCCAGCTGCGGGTACTGAATACGGAACCAGCGGACGCATATCTGCTGCAGGTGGCTTTCTTCGTGCCTGGGGCGGCTCCGCGCCTTCGGCGCTTCGCCGTTCAGGAAAGCCTGCATAACTTCGTAGGGGGTGGGCTTCTTTCTCGGCATGGCTATCTTTGTTTAATGAACTTTTGCCCGTTGACGCGGATGTACTTCGTTTCGGGGTTGTAGGCTCGAATTAGCGCCCGGATGTGGGCGTCTGGAAGCTGCGGGCAGTCGAAGTCCCGGAAGCTTATAGCGTCCCCCTGCCGGTCCCCGAAATTACGGAGGGGATGCCAATAACCGCCGGGGGAGTCCAGGCTTGGCGTGAACGCTTCTACGACGTAGCCGTTTGGGGTGTTTTTTACTTGGAATTGCATAGCTTGAAGGAAAAGCCCGGAAGGTTGCCCCGCCGGGCTGGTTTTTGAGGTTTTTTACGTATCAATATTTACCCCCGGGGCTTCCACCCGGCCCGGCGTCCTTTTTCGCCTTGTTTAATGATTTATAAAAGGCCTTGCGGCTTATTTCGTCAGGCGGTCCAGGACATTCTGGAATTCCCGCTTTTCGCGGCGATCCTCCTGAATAAGCGCCCGGCGGTGGCGGCGGGCCAGTCTGGCATCTCTGCGCTCCTGGATCCAGGCGGCTATCTTCTGGAATACTTTACTTTTCATCGGTCGGAAATAGTTGGGGTTCTTTCGCTGGAAGGCCTGCAAGGAAAGAACGGGCGCGGGCGATCTCCGCGTCGATCTTCTTTTCCAGGCGCTTGCTCTCTGTCAAAGCTTCGCGGGTGCGCGTCCGGAAATATTCCTTTTGCGCATCCCGCATAGCTGCTACGGTGTCGAAAAATTCCTTTGCGTTCATAGGGCGGCCACCTCCGGGGCCTTCGCCGGTTCTGGCATGAATTTGAAGGGGCAGCGCGCCTTTCCGCTTTCGTATTTCGGGCAGCGCTGCGTCTCCTGGTTATAGTACGCCGTAAAGCCGTCCAGCCTGTACCCGCGCTTTTTCAAGGTGTGGCGGATCGTGTATTCCCGCTTTTCCATTGCGTGTACGCGCTTCCAGCCTTCTACGTCGTCCGGGGCTGGAATATAGTAGCGCAGGCGTAGGTGCTGTTTAATTCGCGGCTCAAAGCCCAGCTTCCTGCGCAGGAGTTCCTGCTGCGTGGTCTGCTTGCGGGTTTGGCGGGCTTTCTCGATGCGGGCGGCCTTCTGTTCCGGGGTCTCTACGTCGTGCCAGTTACGCCGGCCGGCCTGGAATTCCCCGGCGGGGTTCGCCCGCTGGCTTTTCTGGAAGCGCCCCGGGTTGGCCGCCGCCTTCGGGCTGGCTTTTTGGCCGCGGCTGATCCGCGCCGCTATGGCCTGGAGGTTGCGTTCCCGGTGGTCCTGGACCTTCGTAAGCTTCAATTCCCGGGCTTTGCGGTGCAGGGTCGTCTGGCTGACTCCTAATTTCCGGCCCAGGTCCTGGTTTAAGGCGGTCGGGAATTCCCGGCGCAAGGTCTCCAACATTTCCGGCGTCCATTCTATGGGCGTCCCCTGCTCCTGCGGCTCCCGGGTCTTACATCCGTACTGCTTCGCCAGCCGGTAATAGGCGGCCGTTGAAAAGCCGAGTTTCCGGCATATCTCCTGAACCGGCGCTTTGCCGAAATTGTCCAGGAAATAGGTTTCTTCGTTCTGGGTTAAAACGCGCTTTTTCATTTCGGGATCCTCCGTGTTGCTTTGTCTCTTTCCTGCAGGTTACGGCCTTTCTTGCTGCTCTTTTTGAAGGCAAAACCACCCTTCCTGGGGCGTGTCCTTCTCGGTTCGTCGTCGAAGGGCTGCCGGGCGTATTCAATAATAAGCCGGCCTTCCACCTCCCTTTGGCGGTAATAATGGACGGGAATTACGTAGTAGGTTTCCCCGTTGATTTCGGTTGTTTTCGCAAGCTCCGCCCATGTTAATCCGTCGTAATAGCGGACTTCCAACGTCCGCCCGGTCCGCAGGATGTGCGTCTCTGTACTGGTTGGCTGTCTCATCGGATCCGTCCTCCCAGCTGAATAACTAAGTATTCCTTCCCTGGCTCCGCGCCCCATTCCGGGCGGCCGGTCCCGACCTTTATTCCCTGGATCAAGTGCGCAAGCTGCGGGCGGTCTTTGGCGTAGCCCATGTAAAATAGGGCTGCTTCTGCTTTAGGAACTACCAGCCCGGCGTCTAAGGCTTTCGCCAGGGCTTCGTGGTTGCTCGCAAAATAGGAAATTTCCTTCTTAGTGAGCGGGAATAAGCGCAGGGGGCTGTATACCCTGTTACAAAATAGGCGCTTAATCCAGTAGGGCGTAATTTCCCGGTATTCCTCCGGCTTTTCGCCGCTCTGGATCATGTCGAACCAGCGGCGCTTCAAGACAAAGCAAAGCGCCGTATATGCTGCAAAAAGTCTCATTTTATTACAAGATGCCCGTTTTGGTCGGCTTTATGAAGGTTAAAAAGCGGAAGGAATAGCGAAAGGGCCCAGGCCGGTCTCTGTTTTGATGATTCTGTAAGTCTCCATTTCGCTATTCGGTTCCGTATTAGTGTAATACGCTTTACAAAATTAGTAATTTTTTAAGAATTCCGATACTTTGTCCGCCATTTTCCTGAATTCTGGCGTATATTGGTATTCCGTCGGGTATCTTTTTAGCCAGTAGATGACCGTTGTATGGTGGTGGCGTATTGCGCGGCCTATTTCCGGAAAGCTCGCGCCGGCGTCTTTCGCCTGCCTGGCGAAGATCATACGGGCAAAGACGACCCGCTGGTCCCGGCTGTCTCCGCAAAGGTCCGCGGGCGTTATGCCCAGGGCGTCCCGGATTGCCCACTTAATGCCGGCGAAATAGTCCGCCGCGTCGCTCCTGTAAATCGACTTTCCCGTAAGGCGGGCCACCCCGGCTTCAATGGTTGCGCCCTGGCTTTCCTCCCATCCTGGAAGCAAAAAAAGCGCGTCGCACCCTAACAGGCTAAGAATGTCCACGGCCATGTGCGCGCTCCAGGGGGCGTGTTCCGGCAGCCCGTTCTTTAGCGGGTTTACGGTCTCCCATCCTTCCGCCTGCAGCCGGTCCTCCGTTTCCTGAAACTGGGCGCGGGCTTCCTCTATCGGGCGGCCACTGATTGCGCCGCTTATGTAAATACGGCCTTTTTTTGCGTTTTCAGGCGTTCTTCCGCCTGTAAGGTGTAATTCTTCCATAATCTGTGTTTCGTTCAAAATTTGCCGGGGTTTCGGCTCAATACGGGCCTATATCCGGCCACGGTAGCTCTCGTTTCGGAAAGTAAGGACGTTAAACATTTCCCGGATCCTGTCTGCGACTCTTGCTCCGTATCTTTCTTCAAGTTCTATTTCTTTCAGGTTGCTTGTTACGATCGTGAATTTTTGCAAGTGGTAGCGCTGCGTTAAAAGTTCCGCGACCGGGCTTACCTCGTTCCCCCAAACTTTTACGCTCACCGGCTCCACGCCGAGGTCGTCAAGCAGTAAAAAGTCCGCTTGTTTTATATTGACCAGGTTGTAGCGGTTTTCGTCTCTCTGCGCTTCAAGCTGTGCAAAGTTCGCCGCGGTTATCTCTCGGAAGGCTATATTATTGCACTTCTGGATTGTCTTAAAAAGCGCCCGGGCCATCGTGGTCTTTCCGTTCCCTACGCCCCCGCAAATGAGCAGCCCTGTTTTTGGCCGCCTTAATCTCTGGAGCCACCCTGCCGCCTTCGCCAGGTGGTCTCTGGTCTCCTGGTCGTCCATATACGGGCAGCCCCTTGCCAAAACTTCGCCCTTATAGAAAATTTCCAAAATCTGGGGGGCCTGCTTCTGGTAGCGCTCCAAATTAAAGCCGATCTTCCTGGTCTCCCCAGTCAGTACTGACGCTGCAAGCGCCTGCAGGTCGAGTTCCTCTGTCCTGTGTCCGTTTGTCTCTGTCATAATTGCCTTCTAAAACTTTAACGTAGTTCGTTCCGTTTGTCGTGATCCAGTCAAAGCTGGCTTTCCACCCGTGGGAATTGTCGCCGTTGCAAAAGCTGGAAGCGGCTATTTTCTTGAATACTTCCGCCCAGGTGGCCAGGTCTGGCTCATCCTTCAAGCGGGCGCGGATCTTATCCTTGCGGGCGGTCGTAAGCTTCTGTACTTTCGGAAGCCCCGGGCAGTTCGTGTGCCAAAGGGAAACGAAAAGCGTTACTTTGTCCGCTTCAATCTGGGCGGCGCTTTTTTCCTTTTCCCCCTGCACCCCTTTTTCTTCCTCCATTCCTTCGTTAATATCTGTATTTGTAGTAATAGAGGGAGAGGTATATGCGCGCGCGCGCGGACCGCACAAATTTTCGGATTTTGTTAGCTGTTTTGTACCTACAAAATTCGTTTTTTTGTTAGCGGTTTTGTTATTACAAAATTCCGTGCCTTCCTGTTCTGGAATGTCGCCGGCTTCCTGGGCTTTCCCCCGCTGGGCGCGTGCCTGCTGCCGTTTTTCGCTGATTTCTGCGTCCCGGATCATGCGCTTTTGCTCCAGGCGGTTTTCGGTAATTTTAATTACGCCTTCCTCGGAAAGTTCAATTAAGGCGGCTTCAATTTCCGCCGGGGTTTCCGGTAACTGCCGGGAAAGCATCGTAACAAAAATTTGAATTTTGTTAGGGTTTTTGTACCCACAAATTTCCGCTTTTTGTACGTCTTTTTGTTGGTACAAAAGTACGCCGTAAGTGTCGCTTTTATGCAAGACGCAAAGCAAACGTATATATATGCCTACGGAAGCCGGGGAACATTCCCGGAGCTTCTCGTCGTTCATAAAGTCGTTCACGTCAAGCATAATATATGGGTTATCGCGTAAAGCCATTTTCTTTTCCTCCTGTCTTTATTCTTCTTCCAGCGCGTCGAAAATTGTCGGCTCTGGGTTGGTCTGCGCCTTTTCGTAAAGCGCCCGGCGCTGGTGGGCTATTGAAAGGCGGGCGGCGCGGATGGCGTCCTCCCTGCTTTTAAGGGTTTCTTCGTAGCGCAAAAGCTGGGCTTCGCTGGTTGCTACAAGATACCCGCCCCCGGTGGCTATAAGCCCGGGGACCTCCCCGGAAGTGCGCAGTACGTGTATAACCTTACGCAAGCGGGGACCGCTGGTTTGCCAGTTGTATTCGTCCTTCAGGCGCTTTATTATTTCCTTGCTGGAAATAGGGCGGCCCCGTCTGGATCGTAGTCTCTACAAGATCCGCGACGTCCGGAAGCATCCGTTTTTCGTGTTCCGTCAGCGGGTGTGTCTGTTCCTCGAAAGTCTGCAACATATTCCGGTGGTTTTAAGGGGTGGCCCGGAAGGCCCGGGCCGGTCCCCTGGTTAAATGGTTGTTTGCTGGGTGTTGTAGTATACTTCGCAAAATTCGCGTTCGATGATGCCTTCTACGTTGAAGGGCGCGGCGGCGGTGATGCTGATCTCCGCGGTGTGCGTCGGGTCGTAGTCGCCTTTTTCCTCCGCCTTGCGGGCGTTCTCTTTCAGCTTGGCGTTGATCCAGGCGGTTATTACAAGCTTCGCCGTATCTACGTTTTTCGTGCGGATCATGAAGGAATAGCAGGAACGGCCTATTTTCTCGCCGTTTTCGTCCATCCAGTCCACGTCCGCTTCTATCTTGTAATAGCGGGCATCGCTGCGCTCGGCTTCCAGCTTCTGCTCGTCCTCTGCTTCGCCTTCTACTTTCTTCCGGAGGTTGTCTGCAAGAATTACAAAGTTCTGCAGTTCGTTCGTGGAAATAATGCGGAAGGGCCTGCGTATAGTTCAGTTCGATGTGGTCTATGGCGCAAGCCTTCGCGCTGTCTATGTCCGTGGCGGTCAAAATAAAGGATTTGTTCTTTCCGTCGATGGCGGCCTTTACCTTGAACGGGCGCGGATCTGCGCGCTCCGAAAGGGTGGCCAGGCGCTTCTGGTTGCTTACGTCCACGGCCTTTACGTCGCCGCTTTGAAGGTAGAAATTCAGGGAAGCCATCGTTTCGGCGTCCAGGAAGGTCCCCTTATTGAAAAGGATTTCCGTTCGCTCTATGTCTATGACTTCGCCGGTGCTTTCGTCCTCAAAATCTTCCTTCCAGGTACGTACTACGTTCGCGGCTAAATATTTCCCGACCATTTCCTGCGGGTCTGTGGTCGTAAAACGAATTTCGTTTTTCTTGGTTTGGATCTCTTTCTTTTCCATGCTCAAAATGGTAAATCGTTAAGCGTAATTTCCAGCCCTGGCTGCGCCACAAAAACTTCCGCCCCGGCGGCCCTGATGTGCTGCTCTGCGTAAAGCTTGAATTCCGCGGCGTTGCTGTTATCGCTGGAAAGGTGGATTAATACTACGTTATGCAGGCGGCTTAGGTCGTTCGCCTGCAAGGTCTGGACGGCGTGTTCCAGGCTCATGTGGCTTTTTATAATGCGGTCCCGTACCTTCGCGGGGATCCTTCCGTTTTTGGTCCCTTCTGCAAGGATCGGAAGGCTGTAATTCGCTTCGATGAGTACGGTATGAAGGCCCGTAAAGGTGTGCTTCAAGTACGGCGTATCTGTGGCGAAAAGCAAGCCTTCCCCGTCGTGTCCCAGGTCCGGGTGCGTTATGTAATACCCGAAAGGCTGGGCGGCGTCGTGAACGACTCCGAAAGGAATAACGCGGAAGCTTCCGAATTCGTAAACCTTCCCTTCCTGGAGGGTCCCGGGCCTGCGGCGGCTCCTGTACTGAATAGCGCGGGCGGTTCCTTCGCTGCAATAGCAAGGGACGGCGCTGGCCATCACTTCCTCGATCCGGCCAGCGTGGTCCTTGTGTTCGTGCGTTATCAAGCAGGCGACGGCTTTCGCTATCTGGAAGTTAAGCGCCTTTTTCGTCTCTATGAAAGGGACGCCGGCTTCAAGCAGGAGGGCTTCGCCCTTCGCTTCAAGAATATAGCCGTTCCCGGCGCTGCTGCTTCCTAAGACCTTAAGCTTCATAACGCGGTGCAATTAAAAGCCGGGGTTATGGTCTCCGCCGTCGCCTGCAGGCGCTGCCTGTTCGGCCGGGGCCGGTGCTGCCTGAGCCGCGGGCGCTTCTTTGGCCGCCGGTGCGGCAAAGGTCAGGGGCTTGCCGCCCTGGTTCCCTGCGCCCTTCATCTCGATCTCAACGGCCGCCGCTGCTGCGGCTCCGCCGTCGTCGCCGGGCTGGGCCTGGATGTCCGTGGTCTGTTCCTCTGCTATGTACATGCCGCCCAGGTTGACCGGGAAAGCTTCGCGGAAGGCCTGCGCTTCTGCTACTTTGCGGATCATCGTCGCCGGCATCGTTTTCCAGGTGCTTTGGTTCTTGCTGAATTCCTGGAAGGAAACGCGGGAAACGACCGGGACCTTGCGGTCCTTGCGGAATACCTTGCACCAGCCGCCCAGAAGCTGGTCCGTCGGAAGGATAAAGCTTCCTTCTACTTCGACCGGCTCGTTATTGCGCATAACAATTACGCCCGCATGGAAGCCGTCGTATTGCTCGGAAGATTCCGCGCGCTTCATAAGGGCTTCTTTGCTGGTTATCATGCTGGCTGGGCTATTCCCGTATTTAACCAGGTAGGCTTCGCCCAGGAAGGGGTTAAGCTGGTTAAATTTGCAAAGGGAAATAAATTGTACGATTTCGGCGTCTGTTACGCCGCCTTCGCCCCTGGTTAAGAACTGGCGGACGATGCCGTAACTCAGGGCTACGTCCTGCCCGTTTACGTTGTAAGTAAGCTTTCCTTTGTCTCCGTCGGAAAGAATTGCGACCAGGCTGGTCTCTTCCTTTTTGGGCTGCTGCTGTGCGCCGCCCTGGTTTTGGTCTTTTGCCATAATTGTAATTTGTTAAAGGGTTTATTTCTTGGTTTCGCTATAAGTGGCATTTCCTCCTGAAAGCTGGCGGCGGAACATAAGCCCGCCGGCGCGGTCGATGGCTTCCTGGACCAGTTCCTGCGTCTGTGGCGCTGCAAGGAATTCCGCAAGCATGCGCAGCGTTATTCCTTTGTTTCCGCCGATCTCGATGGTTCCTTCTGCCTGCCCGCCTTCTTTCGGTACGGATCCGCCGATAAGGATATAGCCGTTTTTCGTGTCCTCGCAGTGGTCCGCGGCTGCTTCAATTAGGGCGGCGGCTGCCTTCAAGGCTTCCGCGAAATTCTCCGGGGCCGGTCCGCTCGCTCCGACTTTCTCCGCTCCCTGCTGGTCGCGGCGTGTCGTGTCGTCGCTCGCCGGGTTTACGTCGTTCGGGTAAAGGATCCACGCTTCGTAAAGCGGCTCGAATTGGCGGGCGGCGTAGGCGCATAGCGCTTCCGTTTTGAAGCAAAGCCGGGAGCCGATGATCGCAAGCGTATACGTGGGCGCGTGGGTCGTATACGCGTACGCAAAGCCGGCAGTTTTGTTTTTCTTGCGGTCAAAGTAGAACCAGGGGAACCATTTGGGCTGGTCCTTATTGGTCCAGTCTGGCTCCCAGCCTTCGTTAAGGGCCTGGGCTATTACGATAAGCTTGTAATAGGCTGTTACGCTGGGGCGGTCCTTCGGGCGTAGTCCTCCAACATCCGGGAGGGTTTCCTTGATGCCTAAAACGGCGCAAGCGTCGGCGTAGGTCTTTACGCGGTCAGTGATGTTTTTTGCCATAATGCTGTGTAATTATTGGGTTTGTTAATCGAATAAGCCGGGGGCGGCTGCGCCTTCCGCGTTTACCGTCAGGACCGGTTCCGTCGTAACGCAAAGCTTTACAAGCTGCGACCCGCAAGGGGTCAGGCTGTTTACGCCTTCCGCGTTGTCAATGAAGACCGGGGCGGTGATTTCGTGGTAGGTGCAAAGGGTGTTAATAATGTCCAGGCCGGCGTTTATCTTGCCGGCGCTGTTAAGGTCGGAATAGGGTACGCCGTCGACCATCGGGACGCAGGTTGGCGCTTCGCCGCCGTTGATCTGGCGCTCGAACATCCGGAAACGTACCTTACGGAAAAGGCTATTTACGCGGCGCTCTACTTCGTCAATCTGGGCGCGCTGCAATTCGTCGGCCAGCATCTCGCGCTGCTCGACCTCTGCTATCTGCTGGGCCAGGTCCTTTTCGCGGGCTTGAAGGGCGGCTATTTTGGCCGCGTTCGCCTGAATAACGGCGGCCGTTGCGTCCTTCTGTCCCAGCTTGCGGGCGCAGTCGTCTACGGTTGCCTTAAGCGTGGCTTTGCGGGCGGAGATAAGCGCCTTTTCGCTTTCGTCGCCGGGCTGGTCCTCTATCTGGTGCAGGCGGGCGTTAAGGGCGTCTATTTCGTCGCCCATCTTGTTGAAGCCGGGAATTTTGGAAGCGTCTACGCTTGCGGCGTTTACTTCCGGGGTCTTTGCCAGAAGGGCCTGCAGCTCCTTGCGGCGGTCGTCGTATTTCTTGCCTACGTTTACCTTTGCCCAGTAGGCGTCGTTCTTGGCTTCCTGGGCGGCTTCCTGTTCCGTCTTAGCGGCTTCAAGCTGGGCGGCCAGCTCTTTCCCTTCCGCCTTGATGCGGGCTATCTTTTCCCGCTTGCGGCTGTACCATTCTTCTTCTGCCTTGCGGGCTGCTTCTTCCTTCCTGGCTATTGCGTCCGGGTTCGTGCAAACGATCGCAAACAGGGGGCAGGTAATTCCTTCCGCTTCCGCGGGCGTGTATTTGTCGCCATCGGCTTCGTAGAATTCGGCGCGCTTTTTCTGGACGGCTTCCTCCAGGCGCGTAGCTTCGCGGCGGGCGCGGTCCAGGCGATCCGTGGCGGCCAGCTCCGTCCGGGTGGCGGCGTCTCTCTCCACGGCTTCCTCTTTGTCCAGGCTCCGGATCTGCGCTTCAATCTCCCGGCGCTTTGCGTTCGCTTCAAAAGCTGCGTTTTGCGCTGCTTCGCGGGCCTGGTTGACCAGCTGGGTGCGTTTAAGGTTCAATTCCCCGACCTGCTTCTGCAGGCCCTGGGCGCTTTCGTAGCGCTGCCGGGTGGCTTCCGCTATGTTCGTGAGCTGGGCGTCAAGCTGCGCCAGCTCCTGTTCGGCCGCGTCTTTCTGCTCCTGGATCTGCTCTGCGTCCTGAATAGGGGCGGGCGTGGCGTCCTGAATAGCGGCTATTTGGACCGGGATGTCGTCAAGCTCCGCTTTTTTGGTCTTTTTGTCGTAGGCCTTCGCCATCTTGAAGTCCGCTATATCCTTCCCGGAAAGCTCGCGCAGAAGCTGCTGGAAGTCCTCGCGCCCGGCGGCCACCTGTTCAAGTGTTACGCCCCCGGCTACGGTCATAAGGATCTCGCGCTGCGTTTTCCAGTCAAGGTTCGGGAAATAGGCGGGGTTCGTGATAAGCTTGAACAGCTGCGGGTCTATAATGGCGGCGACCGTTTCGTCGTATTTCCCGGCTTTTACTTCTACGCCGTCCACCAGGTAGTGCGTAGTATTGCCGGAAAAAACTACTTCCGCGCTTCCGCGGCGCTTTACCCATTCTTCCTTCAACAGGCGGCAAAGGGTCATTTCCTGCCCGTTAATTGAAAGGACCGCCGTTACGCTGTGTTCCAGCTTCTCTATGGGCTGGCCGGAAGCGTCTACGGTCTTGATCTGGAAGCCGCCTTTTCCGGAGTCCGTCCGGTCGTGGCTGTCCTTCCCGAAAAGGACCCACGTAAAGGCGTCGAAAATTGTGCTTTTCCCGGTGGCGTTCGCCCCGGAAATGGTCGTAACGTCGCCGAAATTTACGACCCGTTCCTTTGCCCCTTTGAAGTTCTGGAGCGTCAGGGAAATAAGTTTTACCGTTTTTTGCATAATGCTTTGTTATTGTGGTTTTTAATATTTGTATTTCGGTTTTTCCTTTAGGCCCTTCCAAAGTTCCAGGGCCTTCTCTACGTCGATGATTATAAGCTTTCCGACCTGAATTATTGCGGGGTCTATTACGCCGCTTTGCTTTATCCGGTTCGCCTGGGTCTTTCCGCAGTGGAAGATGTTACGTATTCCCTGGATCCCGTATTCCCTGGAAGGCGGCGCGGGCGGCTGTTCCTGTGGCGGTGTCCGCAAGGCTGCCAAAAGGTCGCCGAGGGAAAGGTTCGCCAGGGGGGTGTCTGCTGCCGGTATCATTCCGCGCCCTCCGTCTCTTTCGCCGGCTCTTTGCCGTCGTCCCAGTCGTAGTGGTTCGCTACGTAAGCGAAGACCCCGAAATGGGCCACCCATCCAAAGGTCCACCAGAAGCAGATGCCGCCGTCCGGGGTCTCTGCGGATCCTAAGAAAAGGCCGAAAAATGCAATAGCGCCCCAAAGCTTAAGCCACCGGGGGGCTTTCGGAAGGTTGGTTTTATTGGTGTTCTTTTCCATGTCTGCAAGTGTTAAAAAATCGTTAAAAGTGTCCCTTCGTCCTCGCGTCCCCTGCGTCCTCCCCGGGCGGAAGCGGTGCGGGTATTTGCGGCCCGGCGCGCTCTCAACATGTCCCCGGCGTAGTTGTGGTTTAAGGTGGACGGAAGCATAACGAAAAGCAGGAAGGCTCCTATAATTCCGCGCTTAAGCGGGGAAAGGTCAAAGGAAACGCCCAGCTTCGTGCAAAACCACCAGACGCTTAGCTCCGTCGCCTTCTGGATCCCGAGCTTTCCGTATATGCTCCGGGCCTGGTTCTCTACGGTTCGCGTGGAAATGTTCAAGCGGTTGGCGACTTCCTTTTTGGCTGAGCCCCATGCAAGCAATTCCGCGACCTGTTTTTCTCTGGCTGAAAGCTCCGCGTTCCGGTTCATGGCTATTTCCCCCAGATCTCGGTGATTCCGTACTCTCTAAAAACAAGCTCTACGCTTACGGCCTGGCTGGCTGTCGGCTCCTGCTTTCCGTACAGGTAATTATGGAAGCTGTTACGGTTGTTAATGCTGAGGGCCTTCCATAATTTGGCTTTCGCTTCTGCAAGCTTCCCGACGGGGAGCTGCTGGTAGCCTTTGTAAAATCCTTCTTTGTAAATCATTGCTTTATGGTTTTTAATGCTCTGTTAAAATGGTCTTGAAGGGCCAGGGCTATGTCGTGGGCGGTCTTGCGGTCCTGGATCTTTATCGTGGTTCCGTATAGGTTTTTACCCCCCCCGGCGCTGATATCGTGATCGGCCCGTCGTAGGTCCGGAAGAATTCGACCACCTGTCTCTCTACTCCGCTAAGCATGGCTTCCTGGTTTTAGGTAGCCTTCCGCCTGGGCGGTCTCATACGCGCGGGCTATTTCCTCCGTTAAGCTGTCGCCCATGAAGTGGAATTTTTCGCTTCCGCGGATGCCCAGGGTTATATGAACCTTCGGGCGGTAGGTTACGTTATTATTCTGGTCCAGCCCGTTTATTTCCAGGTTCGTGATCCTGTACATAACGCCGGCGGCTGTCAAGGCGTCAAGCATCCCGAGGGTGTCAAGTTTCCGGGGCTGGCTGTGCCGGTCGCCCTGGGCGTTGTGGAAGGCGTCTTTACAGGCTCCGCTGCAGAAGGCCTGGGAATACTGAATTTTACGGAAGATCTGCCCGCAAACGGGGCATATAATGTCCGCGCCGACCCGGGCGGCCTTGTTGTCTTTGTAGACCTTGTTAATGCTGGCTTCCATTGTTAGTCCTCCTTTTTGGTTTCCTCCCGCGTCGCTTCTGCAAGCGTCCCAAAGCTGCGGCGGTTCGCTGCTTCCCAGGCTGCTACAAGCTCGGCGGGGGTCATAGTCTTGTATTCGTTTTCCGTGAACATGACGCTATTCCTTGTTTTTGAGGTCGCAGAACAGCTCCGCGTCTCTGGTGTTGGAAAAGGCTGCTACGCAGGCCGTTCCCAGGTCTTTTTCAGCCTGCTTCTGGTTGGTGCTATAAACGGCTTCATAGCGCCCGTTAAGTACGAAAACAAAATTTTTCATAGGGCTTATTATTTTACGTAGAATGTTACCTTAATGCCGCGGCGGAGCTTGCAGGTGGTGCTGTCCTGCATGGAAGTTTCGGCGCGCTCTAAGAACTTGTTAAGGAAGTCTACGCCGATGATTGCAATAATACCGGAAACGCCGACCAGCTTGTTTACTTTCTCGCCGCTTTCCAGAACGCCGTAAACCTTTATACGATAATTCCGGTTGATGTATTTGCTGCTCTTTTTCATGGTAGGTATTTTTTGCTATTCGTTTGGTTTTCTTGTTGTCAGTTTTTTGCTTACCTTTGTAAGCGGTTTAATTACCTACTGCAAATTTAGGACAAAGTTCCGAAACACGCAAATTTTTTAGAACTTTTTTACGAAAAATTTTGAGCTTTTTTCTAAGTGGCTGATATTGAAGGACAAAAAGAACGGTTAAAAGCCTTCGTAAAGTATACCGGGCTTCCGGTTTACAAGTTTGAGGCCCGGTGCGGGCTGTCAAACGGCTATATTTCAAGCATGCGCCGTGGAATAGGGTACAAAGCTTTAGAGCAAATTTCCGAAACGTTCCCGGAATTAAATACGGCCTGGCTGCAGACCGGCCAGGGGGAAATGCTGAAAGGGGCGGGCGGCTCCGCGGATCCTGAACCGGCGGCGGAAGCTGCGCCCGTGGAAGATCCGGGCGGCTTCGTATCAATCCCGGCGGAAGCCTGGAACGTAATAAAGCAGCAGGCGGCGTCCCTGGAACGGAAGGACCGCCAGGTGGACCGGGTGATCTCCCTCCTGGAAGCGGCGCTTAACGAAACGAAAAAAACCGAGGGGGCTGCCCCTTCCGGGCCTTTTGCGCCCTCTGGAACCGGCCCGGGCCTGGTCGTTGGAACTAAACACCCATAATATTAACGCGCGCACATGAGTAAATTAGCCTATATCTTCGCGGCGCTTGCGCTCCTGGTCTCCTGCTCAAAGGAAGGCCCGGCGGCGGATGTCGCTTTTACGGAATACCAGCAGAAGGCCCTGGCGGCTTTCACGGGCGTCTGGCTGGATCATGCTTATTCTAACCTTTCGGAAGCTGAAAGCGCCCACCTATTACCCCCGCCGGATCGGCTGGAATTCGGGGCGCTGTACCAGGCGGAAAAGGAATTTTATACGGACGACTATATCCGCGAAAAAACGCTTTCCTTCGTGGCTTGCGGCGAGGTCGTTTACGTCGATTGCGCCTACGGGGACCCGGTGGCTACGCCCTGCTATTTCTACGTAACGCCGGAAGCCGACGCCCTGTACCTTTACCAGAAGGAAACGGAAAAGCTTTTCAAGGGCGGCCCCCTGTCTTTCAAAAGCGCCACCAGGATCCTTTGGTCTCTCTCTACAAAGGGCGCGGCCCATGATTTCCGCAAAAAATAGCCCCGTTTTAGTGTAATACGCGAAAAACGCCAGAAATGCCCCTATTTTCAACGCAAAGCACCCCGGATAGGTAATTATACCACTTCGCCGTTAAAGTGGCACACGCGCGATTTTCGGCAGAAATAACTGGAAAATATGGAACGAATAGAAATACAGGTAAAGGAATACTATTTTAACGGGGCGCTTTTCCCCTATATGCCCCGGCCGATGTTCGACGCCCTGGAAGCGGCGTATTTGCAAGGGCGGCCCGTGGCGGCGGTCCCCGCTGAAAGCTTCCGCGAATTCCAAAAAGCAGCAGGCCTATGTTAAGCAAGGAAATAACGCCCGCCCAGGAAGGCGTAAACCGGCGCTTTTTTGAAGCCGTGGAAGAGCTTAAGGTATTGGGGCGGCTCCGCTCCCTTTCTGGCTTCTGCGCCGATTCTGGGCTGTCTGCGCCACGGTATAGGGAACTACGCGCAAAGTTCGGCGTTTCGCCGGTCCCTGATGCCGCTTGCCGGTATACCTACGTAGAAGCGGACGCCCTGGTCGCTCTGGTTACGAAATACCGCGTTTCCCCCGGCTGGATTCTTACCGGGCGCGGGAAAATGCTACGTAAGTGATGCGCCATTCCGTCCGCGTTGATCTGCATGTGCGCGCAAAGGGGGCGGGGGATCCGTCCCCGGTCCGGCTGCGCGTAAGCTGGAACGGGCGGCGCTGTAACCTTTTCCCGGGGCTTACGGTCGAGCCGGCGAAGTGGGACCCGGTGGCCCGGCGCGTCCTGGAAAATGAAAGTAACGCCCGCGGCCAGTCCGCCGGCTATATCAACGGGAAAATACAGGACGCCCTTAATGCCGTGGAAAAGGCCTTTAATAAGTACGAATTCTTAGAGGGGCGTTATCCCTCGGAAGATGAACTTAAGGCGGAATTTGCCGCCCTTCTGGGCCTTGCTGGAAGCGCTAAAGCTCAGGAGCGCGCCCTGGGTCCGCTGGATCTTCCTTTCTTCAAGGTCTGGGACCTGTTTGTCCGCACCGTGTCTGTCTCAAATGAATGGACGGAAGATACCCATAAAAAATTCCGTTCCCTCCGTAACCACCTGAAAGCCTATAATTCCCGGATGCCCCGGCTGGAAAAGCTCAAAGAGTCGGACCTTGCCGGTTTCCTGGAATACCTACGGAATAACAATATTCGGAATTCAACGGCGGCGAAATACACCGCTTTTCTGCGCGAGTTCCTGCGCTGGGCGGCAAAGGAAGGCTACAACCCTACAAGCTTCCACGAATTGTGGCGGCCGAAATTCAAGGGCGGGGACGGGTCGCTGCGCGAAATTATTTATTTGGAATGGGAGGAGCTGATGCGCCTGTATTCCTTTGAATTCCCGGAAAAGGTCGCCCCGTATCTGGGGCCGGTCCGGGATGCCTTCTGTTTCTGCTGCTTCACGTCGCTCCGTTATTCGGATCTTGCAAAGCTGCGCCGGTCGGATATCGTGGGGGACCACCTGTACGTCGTAACGCAAAAAACGGCCGACCCGCTCCGTATAGAATTGAATAAGTACAGCCGGGCGATCCTGGAACGTTACGCCGGTATTGAATTCCCGGAAGGGCGGGCGCTGCCGGTGCTGTCAAATCAAAAAATGAACGACCACCTTAAGGAAATAGGGCGGCTTTGCGGCTTCGATGCCCCGCATCATATAGTGTATTTCGTAGGCTCCAAACGGTACGAGGAGAATGTCCCGAAATGGTCCGTTCTGTCTACGCATGCCGCCCGTCGTACCTTCGTAGTTAATGCGCTGCGCCTGGGGATCCCTTCGGACGTGGTTATGTCCTGGACCGGTCATTCTAATCATAAGGCCATGCGCCCGTATACGAAAATAGTAGATACCCTTAAGGCGCAAGAAATGGAAAAATTTAATAGCTATGAAGGCGGCCCGGAAAAGTAGCCCCGCGGGTTTTTGCGAGGTCTGGAAGTTGCGACCCGGTTTGCGACCCGGTTTTGCTGGTACGGCGGGGGACTGCGTGGAATTTGCAAGTTCCGGAAATTTGGCAAAATCGGCCTTCCAGGGCTGTCTATTCGTGGAAATGGGACTATATGGGACCGCCCGGGTTCCGTGCTTCGGCTCCGACTACCTCCACAA